CTCCATTCGCACCAGATGTACCTGCAGTTCCAGAAGAACCACTTGCACCACTTGTTCCACTTGTTCCACTGCTACCATTCCCTCCGTTAGCTCCACTTGTACCACTAGAACCATTTCCTCCAGGACCACCAGTAGCACCAGATGTTCCAGAAGATCCAGAAGAACCACTAGAACCAGACGACCCACTTGTTCCTGGTGATCCAGGACCACCAGTAGCACCAGATGTTCCAGAGGAACCATTACCACCATTAGCTCCAGATGTTCCTGAAGATCCAGAAGAGCCACTAGAACCAGAACTACCAGATGATCCAGATGTACCACTAGCTCCAGATGTTCCACTAGATCCACTTGATCCACTTGATCCACTTGATCCTGAAGAACCACTTGTACCAGATGCTCCAGAAGTACCAGATGAACCATTTGCTCCATTAGCACCACTAGTGCCACTTGAACCAGAAGATCCAGAAGATCCAGATGAACCACTTGTTCCATTAGCTCCACTTGTTCCTGAAGATCCTGAAGATCCTGATGTTCCTGAAGAACCAACAGCACCATTAGCTCCAGCTGTACCACTTGACCCACTAGAACCAGATGATCCACTTGATCCACTTGATCCACTTGAACCAGAAGAAGCAGAAGTACCTGAAGATCCAGAAGATCCAGAGGAGCCTGATGATCCTGATGACCCTGAGGTACCTGAAGATCCTGAAGGACCTGTCACACTCGCTCCGCTTGTACCTGCAGTTCCAGAAGAACCATTTATACCTGCAGTTCCTGAAGTTGCATTTACACCACTTGTACCACTTGTACCAGTACTTGTACCAGAAGTGGCAGCAGTACCTGATGTACCTGTTGATCCTGAGCTACCTGAACTTCCTGAGCTACCTGAAGAAGCAGATGTTCCAGATGTACCTGTGGTACCTGAAGTACCAGATGACCCTGAAGAACCAGATGAACCTGAAGAAGCAGACGTACCAGCTGTGCCAGAAGTACCAGCTATTCCAGAAGTACCATTACCACCAGATGCACCAAACAGATTTACTGTCCATACAGCATAGGTTCCTGCACCTGCTATGGTGGTGACATTAATTACTAATGCACCTGTTCCACTATTATAAGAGGTAACAGTTCCTTGCATTGTATTACTTACATCATATACTATGATAGCTGTCTGTGCAACACTATATGCTAACCCTGTTCCTACTGTTAAACTTTTTGATCCTGTTCCTATTAATAAAGAAGTTGTAGAACTTGTTAAATATCTATCTCCATCTTGACCTGCAGTTCCAGAAGATGCTGATGTGCCAGATGTTCCAGATGTTCCAGCTGTACCAGTTAATCCACTAGAAGCAGAGGTACCAGAACTTGCACTTGTACCAGATGTTCCATCTTGACCAGATGTTCCTGCTGTGGCATCTCTACCACTAGTTCCACTACTTCCATCTGTTCCAGAAGTAGCAGAAGTTCCATTTGAACCATCAGTACCTGAAGTACCACTAGTAGCAGAAGTACCTGAAGTACCACTTGTACCACCTGTGCCACTCACACCAGCAGAACCACTAGTGCCATTTGAACCAGCTCTACCAGAAGAGCCACTAGTACCACTAGAACCACTTGATGATGTTCCAGATGTACCTGTAATTCCAGATGAACCAGAAGTACCATTTGTTCCAGAAGGACCTGTAACACCAGAAGTTGCAGATGTTCCATTGGTTCCAGATATGCCAGACGAGCCAGATATACCTGAAGTACCAGAGGTACCATTAAGACCAACAACACCATTACAAAGAGCATCATCTATTTTTGATAGAGCACAGTCTAAGTTTTCTCCAGTTTGAATTCCTGAACAAGGAAGGTTAGGTCCATTATATATAACACGATCTGCTGTAGTTTCACAAGGGATAGAACCACAGTTTTCACTAGGTTGATAATATGCGTTATAACAAGGATCGCCAGGATTGCAAGCCATTTTATTATTAGTTTAGATAAATTAAGGAATATACATTATATAATACGCAGCAATAACAGGTTGGATGTTTGCGTGAGCTTGTCCACTACCTGTATTGTCAATTCCAATAGATACGTTACCAGGAGTATTAGAAGTAACTGTTATTCCAGTTGTACTAGTTGTTGTTGCATAATTTTGAGGAAGGTTTTTAGATAAACCTATACTTCCACTTGCTCCACCAAAATCATTTGTTTTTCCACCAAAATGGAAGTGACCAGGATCATTTAATGTAACATTTGTTGTTCCTACTGCAGTGTGTGAGTGAGAAGGCAATTGTGATGTAATAAGTGTTACACTATTTGCACCTGCTGTGGTGAATAATGCATAGTTTGGATTTCCAACAAAAGCAGGATTTACAGAAGCATCAAGGCCAATATTAATAGGAGGAACATTATCAATAGCTCCAACAGCAACACGTCCTCTTTTATCAGGAGTGGCATTAAGACCATTACATAGATACACCTTATAGAAACCAAGACTTGGAAAACCAACACCTGATCCATCAAAGTTACTCAATGGTCCATAATATTCATATGCTACAAATGGAACCATTTTTAAATATTGTTGTATGCTTCCACTTCCTGCTTGACTAGCTAAATAAGCTGCAATCAAAGCATCAAGATCTGATAGTTTAACATAGTTTGTAGCTACATCAAGTTCAAGAGCAGCAAGATCAGCTATAGTATCACATAGCCTTGTTATAATAGCTTGGACAATAGCATGCGTATCTGAGCTAGTTGTTACACCAGTCAAACAATCAATATCATAGTCAGCATTTAGTATAGTTATTTCAGCATCAATTGCATCAATCTGAGCTTGTAAATCACAAACTACTTGTACTAAAGCATTAAACAACTGTGCAGATGTCCAAGTATCTGCTTCACTTGGAGTAGGTAAATAACCATTTATAATTGCACAACGTATACTTTCTAATATAAGAATCTTATCTCCTTCTCCAGTTAAGAGAGGGACTAAGTTATTAATTATATTATCTAATACAAGCTGAAGGTTATCTCCATATGTTATATCTAAAGGGATGCTGTCAAGACCTGTATATCTAACACATTGATCAGATACAATTTGTACACATCCATTATAACAGGCATCACAAGGTCTTGTTGTTGTAATGGTAGAAGTTGTACTTGTAGTGCTAGTAGTAGTGGTATCTTCTGGCATTTTATAATTTATTTATTAATTAACACTATAACTCTACTTATAATCTGAGAATCAGTAGGAACACCACATACCATAGCATAGGTTGTGTTACAAAGTCTGTATGTTAATATTTGTTTGTAAGTTAATAGATCATCAATTACTTCTCCAGGAATATAATTATTCATAGAGAATATAATATTGTTATACTGGCGATTTGCCCAGTAAGTCAGTCTTTCATCAATTTTTGTCAATGTAGCTGGAATACTACCATTGATTACACAATTTGTTAATCTTGGTGATAACATCTTTTATTCTATTTGTAGCAGTTTTAAGTTTATTGTTGCATGCTGAACATAGGCCATTAATTAATTGACAGCCACATCCTACCTTCATGCCACAGTCTCTACAGTTTGCCATATTAAGGAAAATTAATTATATAGTTGTTTCCTGTACAACCACATTGGTTTGCAATAAAATAATCTAATTGTCTGTTAGCTTGCATGTATAATTTGTTGGCTGTATCAATAGCACAGTTATTAGCTGCTGCTATGGAGCCTTGAATCATAAAGTTGATACTACTTAAAACTACTTTTGCTTGGGTTCTAATAGCTGAATCACATTCCATCATGTCAAGTTTCATAAATGCACTATCAAACTTTTCTTGTATAGCTGCTGTACGCATGATATTTTTCTCTACATAATTTACAGTAGCAGGAGCAACTGAATATCTCATGAAATATACACCATCAGGTAAAGGAGCTGTAGCAGGAAAAACAGTCAAACCCAATATAGTTGAGTTATAAGTATTTATTTGTTGAACATTAAAAGGAATAGCAACAGGAGAAGTGTAACCAGGTACAGTGATTTGCATAGTGGGAGCACTAACAACTGGTGGATCTGTATCATATACAGAAGTATCAGCTATTGCTAATGTCTCAGTGGTGTAAGTATTAATTACTAAAAAATCTAATGTCATGATTTTTTTTAATAAAAATGCCAGAGGATTTGAGATATCCTCTCACCCTCTGGCATAGGTTAATATGATGCTACCTTTTTCCTTAAGGGATCAAAGTAGTTGTTGTTGAAGTGCTAGGCCATACAGTAGTTGTAGTACTAGTAGTAGTAAGACAAGCTGTGTCACCTGCAACAGTTCCTAAACCAGCTTCTAAGATAGCTTCGATAGCAGTTGTTTGGTTGTTAGGAACAGCAATGATTACAGTTGAATCTTCCATGATGTAATCACCCCATTGGTAAGCACTCTTGTCATACTCATTGAATTTGATGTAATACAAATCATAGATTGTACCATCAGTTACCCAAGACTCAAAGTTCTCGTTGTAACCATTCATTCTGTATAAATGCTTTAAGTAACCAGCTTGGTAGCTATAGAAGTTCTTTTCTAATTGTTGAACCTCAGCAGAAGTACCAGCAGGATAGTTAGAACGTTGAGTGATTACAGGTTGAGCAACTCTGTTACAAGGATCGTCAACAATAAAGTCAGCAGTTGTAGCTGGACCAGAGAAGATGAAAGTTCTAAAGTAGAATCTGTCATACTCCCAAGGGAATGCAGCAACGTCACAAGGTTGTCCATAAGCAGTCAAAGGTTTACCAGTGATACGTAACAACGCAGATGAATCGTTACCAATTCTTTGGAACTGATAGAACTGAGTCAAATAAATGTTGTCTGGGTTATCACCAGGTGCATGCTCCTCTAACTTGATGATTAATGAATCAATCAAAGCAGGAACATCAGTATCTGTACAAGGATCTCCACCACAATCACAACAAGGTGCATTAACAGTTACACTACGAGTGAAACCATTGAAGTACAATGTGTTTAAGTAGCTAGAGAAACCACGTAAAGTTAATGTAACAATTTCACCACATTTTACAGTGAAATCAACTACATCAGTTACTTGGTTTACAACAGTAGCACAGCCATTAGACTTGTACCATTCAGTTACGTTTGTCTTACAAGAAGATCCACCAGGACATCCAGAGATTTTGTCTGAACGCTTAGAACCTTGTAAGTAGGTGTTAACTCTACCTTGAGCTACATAAAAATAAGGGGCAGCAGCAATGTTACCAGCTGTGGCAACACTATAGTCATTTAGGAATATTCCTACTTGACCTGCTGTTAAGTCTTGTGTTGATCCAGAGCTAGGTAATGTGTTTCCTACTGGTACAACAAAGAGCGTGGTTAGGGAAAAATCAGCCATTTTGCTTTATATTTAATTGTTAAAAATTATTCGTTTGTTTGTATTCTATAAATTGAGCTTTGAACAGCACTTTGGTTTTCTGTATACATAGCCAAGTTTTGTACTGTCAGATCTAATAGTTCATCTTCTAGGTATAGTTCAAGTTCACAATCCTGATCAAAAGATGGTAAGCCATCAAGCATGATATATCCTGTCTTATTTATATATTGAGGATATCTCATGTAAGATATATATATATCCTTAGGTGTAAATGTACCATCTGTAAATATGGAGATCTCATCAGAAGATATAAAGTTGAATGTCTCTTGGTATTCAAAAGAAGGTCTATAGTGAGTGTTGTTTAAGCAAAACTGTAAGTCACCATGCTTAGCAAGATCTCTATTAATCCAAACCTTTCTATCTATACATCTTCCTTTATCAGCTAATATATAACTATCTATATAGAACATGTACTGAGGTACAAGAAGATGGATATTTGCAAACCATTGATTTAGTTCAGCATTCTTCAATGCTAGGGGAAGAGGTTGGTGGTTGTAGGGCTGTACAAGACTTTGTAAGTCTTCGTAACGCTTCTTAAACGCATCCATACCTAATCCAGAAACTGTACTAAACCCATCAACCTTTTGCTTTATCAGCTTAATTTGAGCTTCATTCACTGCTAAGATCTTATCTTCTACAGGAATCTCTTGATGCTCATTAGTGGATAGTTTATTTAGTTTCTGATCAATCTTATATAATAAACTATCTACTGGGATCATATTGCAGCTATTTTTTTACCTTTCAATTTACCTTCTAAAACTAACAATTGGTCTTGGTTATCTTCATCTGCTAAGAACTTCACTAATTCATCTTCATCAGCAGCTATTTCAAATTCACCTTCATAGACTCTTCCATTAGGTCTAACTCTATAAACTGAATGAGCAACAGCTTGTTTAACCAAGTCTTTAATATGGAGTAAGTTTTCTTTCATATCTGCAAATCTGTTGAATACCTCAATTGGATTCAAACCTTGATATTTGCCATTCTTGAATTCAGTTTGTTTCAATATGTTATCTACTTGATTGTAAACTGATTCTTCTTTGGAATCATCTGATACTGGAAGACCAAGTAGACGAGCCACTTTCTTCTTCTTTTCAGGAGTCATACTATCAAACTTAACAATTGCTTTATTAATAAGTTGCTTCTTCTTAAACATTACCTTGTTCTCAATATCATCATCAGCAACGTAGTACTGAATATCAGCAGGGAATTCACCACGCTCCCAAGCTTGGTAGCTAGAAGCAATTGTTGGATGAACTCTCAACCATGAGAATGCTAATTCTTGCAATGGCAATGTAAAGTCAAAATAGTTATCACCATCTAACAACTTAACTGGTTGAACGTGCAATGAATCATCAACAGAAGTTGATAAGCCATAATTCCAGAATGTAGAACGAGGACCTAAGTCAGCATTCAATGCTGATTCAAGTTTTTCCTTTAACTCTGTTACTCTTTCAGTTTCTAATTCCCTTTCTAAAGGGTCTTGGATTCTTCTAATGTAAGCAGCTTTAGGATCTAAGCCTGTTCTATACTGTCCATCAAGTTCTTTATAAGGATACTTAAATACACCTGTACCAGGGATTCTTGTATAACCTTTCATAGCCAGTCCACCTTGCATTGTTTGCAATTGTGAGTTGTTGTACTCTTTCTTAATAGTAGAGATTTTTCCTATCTTACCCATATGTAGTTAATTTTTGTTGGTTTATTTGCAGATGGTTTCCATCGAAGGAAACACGGTGAGGCATGAAGCCCTGACCTGTCCATCTGTGTTAGAAGACTCCCCCACTGGGATGTGGGGGGGAATTCTTCTTTGTATTTGTAGAGCGTAGTTCTAACCTTGCTCTAGGTTTTTTAGAATTGTGGTATTTCCTCAATCAAGACTGTACGAGACAAATCTTCAATGAACACATCACAACGATCTTTCATCCAAATCTCATATCCAGGGAATTTATTTGCAGAACTCATACCTTGAGACTTAGCAAAGCCTAAGTGGTGACGAGTACCATCGATATAACCCCAAGTCATAGAAGGTGCACCCTTCATACGTACTTCACGAATATTGTTGATCATAGAACCATCAGACATTGGAGATACATCAAACACCATAAATACTGGAGTTGACTTCTTGTTTTGTCCAAATTCTAAGTTTGTTTGAGGTAAGTCTAATTCTTTCAAGTGAATTAATTCAACACGACCAGTCTCACGAGTTACCATTGCATCGAATGCAAAGTTGTAAGTGATATGTTGACCTTCACCTTGCATGTATCTGTTACCAGAATCAGCCATGAAAGTAAGACCAGAATTCAAAGCATCTGTTTTTAAAGCTTGTTGGAATACGTCAAAGCCAGCTTCATTAGTGTACATTTTAACACGTCTGTCTTTAACATCCACACGTCTGTAGAATAAGTCACCAAATACAGAACGAATCAAGTTAGCTGTAAACTCACCACGATTGTATTGTACTAAGTTACCATTGTTACGCATTCTGTGATATACACCAGCAGAAGTACGCTTTAATTCTTGCTTAGAACCATTAGTCTTCACAGTTCCAGGACGAGCCCAGATCATACGCTTAACTTTTAATTCTAACATAGACTTACGCATCCAGAACTCAATAAATGGTTCCCACTTAACATCGTTACGAGTTAAAGGTAATTGGTTACGTCTTTGAGGAGCATATACTAAGATGTCTAAAGGTTTGCCAGAAGCATCTCTCATCATCTTGTCATCAGCCCACTCAGTAATTTTGTGCTCATAACCATATGCAGAACCTAAAGATTCAAACATTGTGATTTGCTCACCCAAACGAGGAAGACCTAATAAGTCTTGATCGAACTCACCAATAGCAGCATCAACTAACTCTAATTCAACACCCACTTGCAAGAAGATAGGGCTTACGAAATCAACAGTTGGATTGTCACTTACTAAGGTAACAGTGTATAAGTATCCAACGTTCCAAGGAACTGGATCTTTTACTACATAGAAACGTGGACCATATTGACGAGTACCAACAGATACAATTGCGTTCTTAGAAAACTCATTAGTGTCAACGATGATTTGAAACTCTTGTCCATCAATACCAGGCTTGTTTAATTCCTGTGTTGAAGTTGGAACGTCAATGATTTTTGGGAACTTGTAAGGTACTTGTACTTGCCATTTCCAAGCATCACTATTATTGTCGATATAGTAAGGTGTGCTCTTGTTAATCATATCCAAGAAGTCATTACTATAAAGAGAACTCTGAGTGTACAAGCTGATGATTTTTTTATCATAATCAGCAGGCTCAGTTGAGTGAAAGCTCTCTAGATGGTTCGAGTCAGTCAATTTACCTACTGCACGCTTGTCCATAGAAGCTACTCTAGCATAGGTAAAACCAGTTAAACCTGGGATTGTTTGAATTGCCATTTTTATCCTTTTTTAATTTTTGTTATATAAATTGTTTATTGAAACCAAGAATTGGGTTTAGTTGATGGTTTAGATTTCACTGAACTTTTCTGGGCTTGTCTGGCAACTTCACCAAATAATTCATTAGACTTTTTGGTGATACCTGTCTTTTGAATAGTAGATAATGTAGGATCTTTCTCCATTATCTTCATGATCAACGCAAGCTTTACTTTGGTTGCATGATTCTCAGGACGTTTCAGCTCCAGAATTGTACGATCAAAATCAGTGAGAGTTTCACCTGAATTTGTTTTGTACTTATCTGTTACTAGGAAATCTTGTAGTTCACCAGCTAATTTAGGGTTAATTGGTATGCCATCAAATTCTTTAGCTTTAATCTTCTCTTGTAAAACGTTGTTTACATTTTGATGATATTGTTGCTTGATGGCTTGTTGCTGTTGTAATTGGACCTCTTTTTGTTGCTCCATTTGTTGAAGCTTTTGGCCTTCTTTCTTTATTAGGACTTTATGATGTTTAGTAGCAACACTTTCTAAATCACCATAGTTTTTTAATCTTTCTACTTCTGTTATAACATCTTCAGGCTCAAATCCTTGATCAGTCAAAGCTTGTTTAATAACAGCCACTTGATTGTTCTCTTGAGTTAAGTCCATTTCAGCAAAAGATTGTATTTGGCTAAATGCACCAAAGTAATCTTTAGGATCAACTCCTTTTACAAATATGGCATCAAATGCTTTTTGATAATCTTCTCCAAACTGTCCAATGAAATTATCTACAATTTCAATAGCTCCTTTTTTCTTTTCTGCTTGGAAGCGTTCTAAGAATGCTTCAGGAGTATCTATTGCAGTTTCTTCTTCTTCGTCTTCTTTAGAGAAAACACCTAGTTTGAAAAGGTCATTTGATAATGCAGTGAATTGACTCTCAGGAGCTCCTTCTTCATCATCATCATTATTATCTTTACTATCTTCTTGATTATCAGCAGGTTGCGTAGCTTTCTTAGCTGGTGCAGTTGCTGGTTTGTCATTATCTTCACCATCCTCATCATCATCTTCACCATATAAGAAATCTTGAATCCCTTTAACAGGTTCGTCTTTCTTATCGTCTGCAGGTTCTGCAGGATCTGGGATAGCTTGTTGTTTAGAAGTAGTTTTCTTTGTTGGAGCAGGAGCAGGTTCATCTTTGATATCCTGAATGTCATCAGGATTAGATGTAGCACTTTCAGGAGACATTAAATCATTTAATAACTCTTGGTTACCCATACCCATGTCCATAGTATCTTGAATACTAAAGTTGCCTATTTGAGGCATATCTAGATTTTCAGCCATATGTAGTTGTATTTATTTGGTTTTCAATGTAAAAGTATATCAAGTTAAATTAACAGCAAAGAGACAAGGCTCTATATAGGCTATTATTCAATATAATATAGCATTAATATTTTTTACTCTAATCTAATTTGTTAAGAAAATTGTCATTTATAAGCCTATAGCTTCTTATTGGAGCAAGATCCGTAAGCGTAACTTGTTGAACTTCAACTCCCCACTTGCGTGCTTCCACCCTAACTTTCTTTGTCAAAATATTATCAAGTTCAGAATCTGTACATTCTTCTAAGGTCATAGACATAATAATATTTTTTATAATACTTTGAGACATATCTGACAGGGCATCCTGTGCATCATAGACTTCTAATAGGAATATCTTAACATCTGCTATCTTATATTTGACAAGTCCTTTGACTACAATGTTTTGCTTATCCTTTGTATATAAAGATTGAGCATCAAGACTAAGTGTTGTAACTACTACATGCTGATCAATTGCCTCATCAAAGAAAGGTATCTTAAAATGTATACCTGGTAATAGCACTCGATTAAACTTTCCAAATCTAAGGAGTACAGCTTGTTCATAGTCTCTGATAATGATGAATGGTAGAATATGATTCCACCATTCAATCAATACATCAATTAGTTTATCAAACATTATTTAGGTTTTTTAGTAGATCTTCCTTTAGCATTTTCTTTAGCAACAGCTAAATCATTTGCTTGGTTTTCTCTAGCTACTTGTAATTTTTCTTTCTCTAATTGTAATTTCTCAGAAGCAAGTCTATTTTTAGTCATAGCATCTTGCGTCTTCATTTGATATTCTCTAGATGCATTATCTTTTTCTGCTGATAATTTTTCAATTTCTAAAACATCAGGAGCTCCAGATGCATCTATATCTGATAAAGGTCCTGCTTTAGATTCAGCTGCAATAAGGGCAATCTCTTTCTTATTAATTCTATCTAACTCAGCATTGTAATTATCATTAGCTATTTTCTCTTCAGCTTGTTGTTGAGCCTGAGCTAATTGAGCTTGACCTATTTGTTGTTGTTGTTCAAGTTCTTGTTGCTTTTGTTGCATTTGAGTATTTTGCAATTGCTCTTGTCTTTCTTTAAGAGTCTTAAATACCTTCTTCATTTGTCTCATGGAGTTAGTACTATACAATTCAATTACATCATGTAAGCTACCACCATTTTGAAGAACTGCTTGAGACAATCCTCTAATTTCCTCAAATGCTTTTCTATCTTCAGGTCTGTTAGTTAAATAAACTTTTAAATCTCTAAATCTTAAGTCTGTACCATTTACAGTTACAAAAGCAGATTCACCTTCATTAGTGATATAAGATATAGTTGATTGTGGCTTCTTAGCTTCTACATATAAAGCTGCATCAATAACAGCTTGGTATAACTGACCCATGATATATTCATGAGCTACAAACAAAGGTTCTGTTTGAGAATAAGATTGTGTAATAGCTGCATTGGTACCTGTGGCTGATTCACTAGCAGACACAGATCCAAGTCTTTGCTTAGACATACCAATCAATTCCCAACATTCATTCTTTATTTGTTGTGCTAGAGTATATCTTGCTTGGATCTCTGTAGTACGTGTAAGATCTAAGCTTGTATATTGGTTGAAGCTAGATGGACTCTTTAAGTTCTCAGGACTATCATCAACAAACACAACTCCTCTATTACGTGCTTCCATTTCCCAGATATCTAATGCATCTTGAGCATCACCATCCTTAGGAATAGGAATGTGTCTAATAGACATTAACTGCACCTTACCTACTTCCTTCTCAAGTAACTTATACAATTGGTTCATACAAACATTGTATATAACTTGGAAAGGTTTCATCATATCTACTAAGCTCTTAGCCTCTGTATTCTTAACTTCAAACGTTTGACCAATGATTGGACAATAAGGTAATAACTTATAAGGTTTGATATGGTAGATATCTGGACCAATCTTAATACCTTGATACCATTGGTTAATCCATCCCCACTCTAATGATTCTTGTGTAGGAATAGTTCCAGACTTATAATTCTCATCTACTAACATAGATTGTTCATTACCCATCTCATCTGTATATATTACTTTACCTATCTTCTTTTTAGAAATCCAATAAGCTCTTACCACAACATACTTATAACCAAATGAAGATACGTTAGATGTAAGTCCTAAGAAGTCCTTAAGACCATCATTGTTCTCTTTCATTTCTGATTCAATAAGCATTCTAGTTTGTAATACTAATGGATCATATGTATCGTATTGAATAGAGTCATTACCTGGAACAGCATTAGGATTACCTAAGTTAGATTCACGTACATTAATCAATCCATAGTCTTGTAATGAACTACGTAAGTGATCAATCTCATCTTTAGTTAAGTCAGGAACTGCTTCAATAATTTCAGATAATTCTAACACTTGTACAGTGCCAGCAGCATACGCTCCTTGTGCACGTCCTGTAGTATCAGATATCCACTTTCTATCTGGAGTAGTTAAGAACCAAGTGTTCTTTGGATTAGCTACTTCTATATTAAATCCTAGCTTAGAGTTGTCCTCATAGATATGAAAGAACTCTCTAGCAGATATCAATAAGTCTCTAAATGAATCTTCTCCTTTTTCTTTAAGATTAAATTCAATCTTTTGAGCTGAAAGAATATGATTTGCCCATTTCTCTGCTACAGATGTATAGTTATCTATTTCATCTTTCACTTGTTCCATGGTCATTTGATCTAACTCTTCAGGATCAATTTCTTGACCTTGAGCCATTGCTTGTTCTTCTATCTTTTGTTTTGCTTGATTAATTACATATTCATTTAGTATCTGAGTCTTAAATTGTAACTCTTCAGCTTGACTATCATCATCAAATGCTTTTACTAGGAAAGCATCAGGTCGCTTTGATATCTCTCCTACTAACTCATTAATAGGAGTGGTCATTATAGAATAATGTTTTACATAAGCAGGAAGTTCAAGATCTGATGTAAGCACATCTGTAAAACTTCTAACTTCTGGTTCTACAAAGAAATCTTCTCTTCTTAAAATACCTTTAACAAGATCATAGTTTTTTACAAATGTATCTCTAGCTTTGACATACTCAGCATAAGCTTTGTTTGCAAAGTAGTCCATTGAATTCTTTATCCAGCTTTCATCCATCTTTTCCTTCTCAGTTTTAAACTGATCAGGAAAGATATTCAGATAAGCATATCTTATTGTTGCGTCTTTCGTGTACCTTATAATTGCCATTATGAAAACAATTTATTTCGTTTATATTTATTTTTTGATTGTCCAAACATGTTATTTCTAGAGTCAGTGAAGAGTATGTTTCCTCTCTTCTTCTTAAACATAGAAGCAACTCGTTCATCACTTGTTCCACCTATCTTACCCATTATTGGGTCCATCTTTAAAGCTTGTGCTATGGCTAACTCTGCAGCTATGATTCTATCAAAGTTACCTGAATCATTATATTGAATAATCTCTTCAAGCAATACAGGATCAAATATCTTACTCACACCTAACACTTCTCTAATCACTTCTCCTGCATCATTCTTTTCTACAAAGATTGGAGATTCCATATACTTCTTTAAACAAGTGTGAAGATAGTCAATTATCTTCTGACTTGAACGATGAATACCATAATCTCTTTTTACAGTGGTATTTGGTACAATCTCTTTCAACCAGTCAGGTTGTCTTTCTAAAAAGTGAGCATCTCCTTTAGCTTTCATATATTCAATAAAGGATATATCATCATTCTCACAAAGAGCTCTAGCGTTATAATACTTTATAAGAAGTCTAGCTTGTTCTTCCCAAGTTTCTTTCTTATCAGGTCTTGCACAATACGAAGCTACAAACATATCTTGATACTTCTCACCACTAATTTCATGCATCCTCTTGTATATGTATACAGATCCAAGTGAAGTTGAATATGCAGACTTACCTTGTCTATATGGATCGACTCCTGCTACATACAATCCATAAGGTGGATTATCTATAGGGAATTCATATATAACAATAGGTGCTTCTTTTAAGTCTGAGTTCTTTAGAGGGAAGTTAGATATAGGTAGTTTATCTGTAAACTCATGAGCTATCTTCTCTCCATCATTAAACAATATAACAGGAGTTCCTGTTCTTTCTTGTTGTAACAGTCTAGTCTTCTGTCTCTTAGCACTCTCAATGTCAAATATATTTGTGTCCTCGTTCAAGAAGATATCATCTACTTCTTGAGGATAGTACATCTTTTCTTTTAAATAGGCTATACGATCACCAGCTTTCTTAAGTCTTTCTAGGTTTTTGTTAGTAATTTCTGTAGCCTTATCTTCATTACTTACAAGCATTTTAACATTATGTAAGTCTGAACTAGTTGGCTCGTTTAAATATTCTCCTAGTGTAGAATCCTCCTTTGCCTCCATTCTATATTTATGGGAGATAAACAAACCATGTATACGTTTGTCATCTTTAGCATTATTATATGTAAGGAAATTAAAGTTGTCTACGTCAAACATTAAACTTTTGGCATCCATGAATTTCTTCATGTCCCCACCTGTACCAGTAAGAATGGGACTACATCCCCAGCCATAGGGTGTAGTGAAACCTGGAATAGCAGCTTGTAAGCCTCTAAGAAAATTCCCTTTACCAATCTCATCTATAATTAATTTACGTGGTTTTGTACCTGCAATTGCCTCTTCATTATTACCTTCATCAAGGTTACGTATTAGAATGGAAGAGAATGGGATACGTTCACCAGACTTGGTCTTTATACCTAGAGTCACTTGGTTCTTCCAGTTATCCTCAATTCTCTGCCACCTCCAATACTCAGGAATGAAATTCAATCCTTTGTCAATCTTATCAGTAATCAGTTTTATATCTGGGGCATTTAAGCCTGCTATGATATTCTGACTGTTTTCATCAAAGGTCGCACCCCATGCAATATAGGATGCTTCAAGAACAGACTTGGCAAAACGTCTAATACCTAGAATGACTAAGCCCCTCTTTTCTTGTTGAGCTCTGTCAATTTCGTTCGTCACAAGCCATTCATTATCTCTCAATAGGGGATTGGCATATTTCTGTGCAATCCTCCCATAACTATCTATTATATCTACTTCTGTATGCCATATATTAAGGTGCCAGTAAAGGAAAGGGTTAATATATGTACCTCCCATCATAGCTCCATTTAAGCATAGCTCTCTGTGGAAGTCAAAGAATGGCTTACACTCCTGAGATTCTTTATCAGGAATACGCTTCTGATTTATAAACCAGTCTTTGTAGTCTATACTTTGTAGTTCCATTATTTTCTATTTGCTAAGAACTCAGCAGCAGCTCCTGACAACTCACCTTTACCTCTCACTTCCACCTTAGCTTCTTCCATGTTTCTTAGCTTATCTACCACCTCTATCAATGCTAGATAGTTTTTCATTGTCTCTTGGACAAATTTACCTTGAGCTTCAATAGATGCTATCACCATAGGTAATAGTCCTCCTTTTGCTGTAGGTTTCCACTCAATCCTATCTTTCAATTCATGCAGTGGGTTAGCATTTACATAAGCTTTCCATGAAACGAGTTGTGACTCAGCCCATTCAAGCTCTGTATTTACATATGTAGTTTTTTTAATAGTTGCCATCTTCTTCCTCCTCCTTAAGGATATTATCAAGGTCCATTCCCTCTTTAATTATTTTTTCAAGTTCAGAGTCATCTGTATGTGGAACATCCATCTCAATCTCGCTCTTATATTTACTTAGAGCAAAAGCAAGTTCTTTATCTGTTATTCCCCAAATATCACCATAATCTGCAAGAGCTGTAGCTAGATGTCTTCCAATGTTATATGTTGGAAAATCACTATGTAGTTCTTGTAGTATATTAATGACTTCTGTATAGTGAGTCTTTTTACTCATTAGTTTTATATTAATTCATTTAAATCATCATCTGTTAGCTTTGAAGATGTAATCTCTAAGTCAACACCTATTTCTCCAAAGTTTTCTTTTCCATGTTCTGTCATATAGTCTTTTGTAAAGGCTATTCCCATTCTATCAAACTCAACCCCAGGAACTCCCACTATATCAACATAGTCTATACCCTTATTATATAAGTCAACAAGCGTATCAATTAGCCTGTCCAGTGGAATCTTCTCTATTTTCACTTCCCTGTTTTCCATATATTGTTTGTATTAATTGATCTTCATCTTCCTTAGATTCCATTTCTGGTCCCCATTTGTCTATAGGACAGCTACAAGATAAACACTTAGTTTTGGCTGATAGGACACATCCACAATGAGTGCAATGCTTATCAAATCTACGAGGCTTCTTAGGTTTGTTCTCAGAACACCATTCGCATTGATCACAAATGGCCATACGTTCCTGGCTCACTTGTCTAATTTGTTCTTTTATTTCATCAGCTGGAAAGAGGTTGTTCTTCCACCCCTCGTATATCTGAGAGAAGTTGATCTTCATATATAGTTTTTGTTGTTAGCAAATTGATCAGAGCTTCTGTTTTCTCTAGTGTCACCTTAGATGAACGTTTCTTTTGTTCAGATGTAGTTTCATCTATTATTATCTTTTGTATTGCCTGCTTCTTAGCATTCAACTGTCCAAGTCGTTTTACAGCTTTCTTCTCATTGAAATAGAACTTACCAAAGCCAGATATCTCTAGACTATTGTTAAGATCCATTGCCTCATTGGCAGACTGAAACTGATGGTTCACCACAGCCTCAATCATCTTTTCACTCATCATCATCTTAACTGCAAGGGTCCTAACTAGGAAGTCTTTGACAGACATGCTTATAGGCTTATCCATGTATTAGACTTATTTGTAATACAATATCCTTGTCGAAGTTGAGCAGAATAAGAGGATTGACCTTCACCTTTGTCCCATCCTTTACAAACACACCCATCTTCTTCAGCTTACTAATAATGTTATTGATTGCAGGAGACGTACTGTCGTATTTCTCACAAAACTCCTTACGTATGTTAGCATAGGATATATTACCCTTCATAGCAGCAAACGCAATAAGCTGTATCTCCCTGTTTGTCAACTTAAGGTCGTTGACAGATGACAAGATTCTATAATACTTCTCAGCCAGGACGTAACTGTCCTCCACTGATTTTTTCAGTCGTTGTACAATGGGAGATTTAGGTTTGGTTTCCATAATTAGTTGATACAAAGGTATGTATATCTTACCTATCTACAAATAACAATTTTAGTTATTATAAAACTTAATGCTATATTATGCATCAAATCTCCTAAACAGGAAAATAACACTGAATAACAACAGTCCTATCCTAAGCTCTTGTTCTAATCCTCCATCATCTAGCTTGTAGTTTCTATTAGACACCCCTAGTTCAAAACTATTGTAGTCTTTAGGGAGAAACTCTATACCTATCTCATACTCCTCAAAGCAGACTAACCCCCATACAATCACTGCCATACTAAGTAACGTCACTATAACCAACAACACATTTACTACTACCATATATCTAAGCTTTTATTAATGAGGAGGTATTAGCAGGGCCCCCCCTAAATCCCCCCCAAAGATACTGCTAAATAAATTTACCAGCCAAATTTATTTTTTCCTATTATCAAAACTTGCAGGATTTTCTAGTTTTGATACAACAGGATATTATAATATTGGTCCATTTTGTTGGGAGCAACAATATGCTATAACATATAATATGTAAACTAATTCCATCATTATATGTAAAGACATATCATAATGTGTCATAAAAGCAACATTGTTAAGCTGAGCGTGTCCCTTATAAGACACATTATGTAAAGCTATAGATTGACTTTTGGCAGAATATAATCAAGCTATAACTTGCCAAATCAAGAAGTGAAACACAGCCAAACCAGGAAGTCATTGTTACCTATATATATAAATCTGTAACAAATACCTATATAAATATGTCACAAATATTTGAAAAACTGTGACACAATATGCATGAAACTTTTGGAAAAATTCATGCAAACGTTCCTTGTGGAACTATCCTGTGCTTTGACTATGTACACAATTTTCTATATGCCCCCAGTCTTATCAGCCCATCCCCCTCTAGCCCCCCAAAATTTTACATAGCCCCCATTCTTATTGTATCCATGGGGGAGGAGGGTAACCCAGATTGCACCTCCGTGTACAAAAAAGGGGGTTGACATATCCCCCCTATGGCTCACAATTAACAAACCTATAGTGGAGACACCACTACAAAACTGTAAAATTCGTTATGGTAATCAATTCAGGCAACTTCTCACCAAATGGTAACTTCAATGGTTACAACACTAAAGGCGAAAGAATCCACATCTACAAGCGTCAGATGGATGCATTGGGCATTAAGAAAGATGAAGAATTTAAGCAATTCTTTGCTATTGTTGCAAAGAAGACTTATGGTGCAAGACCAAAGCTTGACCCTACAACCAAGCAACCAATGGTTGATGCAGACAACAATCCAATCTACATTCCTTATGCAGATGGAAAGTTCACAATGACTCGTGATACTGCAACTGCAGTGTTCAAGACCAAGAAAGAGTACATTGACGCTCACGTGATAGACGCTACATTAGATGCAGAAGTTGCACAGGCTATCAAGAAAGAGTACACTGCTGTGGGCATCACAAGCGAAGCAGAGCTTGAAGAGTTGGCAGGGGCTTAATCTCACACTTAACAAGGGCTTGGAACATCATCCAAGCTCTTGTTTTCCCTTATTCGTATATAAGGGTGGGTGTTAGCAACACATCTGGGTGGGAATAATTATATAACTCACTGAAACTCAACACATTCTGCATGAATGTGAGAGGTGGTGTGTACTCCATTCCCACTTATTACCACTTATTGACACATTATTAATTCACGCTATACAATACAATATATATAGCATTAAATAGCATTTATATGTACAATACGATATTCTTTATGAAAGATGGATCTATTAGCACTAGGGTGTTTGATAGTTATCCTACTGATAAGATGATTGAGACTTCTGGTCTTGATTGGGATGATATTATTGACTATGAGACACATTATTAATTAATTAAATCATATTTATATGACAACAGAACAAAAGATTGCATACCTATTAGATAATGGATATGTACAAGGAGAACACAAGGATTTGGGTAAGATATTTACATCATACAATGGATATATAAGATTTACCATTGGAGATATTACACATAGATGGAATAGTCTTATGTTTTAATGTACCATTTCTATTTCCCAATATAGTGAGGTGGCGGAATTGGTAGACGCTAATGGAGTTATACTATCAAACACAGAGGGTGAGGCGTAGATGGGAACTACTACATTATTTCTTGGACGCAAGAAAGCAATATAACCCTAACCATTTGGTATAACATACAGGTTCAAATCCTGTCCTCACTACAACCTCTGTATTTCTATTTCCCAAGGATAGACAGATGTAATACAATTTATGTAATGCAGTATGTTAAACTCGATATGGTACTCACTAATCATAAAGGTTTATAACAATTAACAGAGACATTGCAATAGAGAAAGGTTGTTCCTTTCAGCATTACATCTGAGTACAGAGGGATTTTATATAATAACAAGGAAAACAATTCAGCTCATACCTACCTTAAGTGGACTATGCCTTGTTATTATTTCTAATAGATGAAGTTCATAGCTTATGTGTTGCGAGTCACACATAAGGGTTACAGTAGATAGATTATAATGGTTATGACACAAAAGTGGTTCAAGGGCTATGAAATCCTTGCATAACAATACATTTAATCCTACGTGGTAACTATATCTATTATTGTTAATGTAGCTACGAATATAATGCTCTGACAAAAAGATATGTCATACGTACATTGAGTACAAGAGTATTATAATAGTGGATGAAAACGCTACAAGTATTAGTTGAGAACCTATGCTAATACATTATTTGTTGCATATGAATACATTAGAATATATAAGCTGAGGCAACATTAGGCTATATATTCGCTTTAAAATCAATTAGTTATGAACGCTAAAGAAGAGTTATTAGGTAAAATAGAACAAATTACTAGATGGTTAGATGGTACACAAATACGATGTGCTACTATTACTCATGAACCATATGGTTATTGGAATGATGAAGATTATAAACCAAAGCCACATATTCTCAAACTGAGTTATACACCTGTTGAACTTGCAGAGTTCTTAAATAGTCTTGACTTTGACTATGATTCAGGTTATGGTAGTCAACAGCTGTTTGGTACAGTATGGTTCACAAATGATATTTGGATGGATAGACATGAATATGATGGCTCAGAATATTGGGACATACATAGATATCCTGGTATTCCTCTTGAATTAAAATAATATATATCTCTGCTATTAGCCTTTAGCGTGCCAAAGGCGATATATATTTGCTCTTATGTTCACGACATACATGTCGGAGACATATTATAACACATTATTAATCAATCATTTAACACACATTTATGAACAAATTATTTAACAGAATTGAATGGACAGGCTGGTGCTTGTTCATTGTTTTAATTATGCCAGTTGTATTATTAACAATGGCTGAACCAACATTTGATGATGAACCACAACAAAATCTTCCTAATTGGATAGCATTGAGTTGGGTGGGATTAACAGTATTTAGCGTATTTCTCATTATAATAGGAAACAAATTGAACAAAACACACAAAACCAATTAGTTATATGAAACTATTTAATTTATTTATGGCCATTATGATGACTTTAATTACGACAACTCTTATCCTATGGATATTATATACTTTTGAAGAGAGTAATCTTGGATGGAGTATACTTACATTTGTATCTTCTGTAGGATATACATTAGCAGCATTATTTGTTTACAATTACAAACAAAACACAAAAAAGATTGGCTAGTTGGTAATATGTGTGTTAGATAATAGGACTCTGCTTCCCCTAGCAGGGTCCTTATTTACACCTCTAGCTGCAAAAACAAACAATTATGTTTATATTAGCAAAACTTATATTTAAATCATATATGCCCAAGCAATTGGAAGTAGGTATGTGGTTTAAAAGAGATCACAGTGATGTGGTCTATGGTAAAGTATATAACTATTTTACCATATATGAATTAAAAGAAATACCATATGACATGTACGAATATATGTCTACTAGTGGTGCACCAGTTGAACCCTTCATTATTCAACCAATGACCAACCCTGATGATGTAGAAGAAATACTTGTACGTCCTGAGCACATAGGTTGGTGGGAAGATAACCTTGCTGAAGAGAATGAAGATGGTACATGGACAGATCACACTACATTGGAAGACATTAGTCCCAAGATTATCAATGATTGGTTATATGGTGAGAATGGTGATAATGATGGTCTCATAGCCCTTGAGGTAGATGATGAGACTAGAGAGCCATTGTTATATGAAGACACCAATAAGGTGATGATTAAACAAGCTGACTTTGTAGATGAGGATGATGAACCAGAATATGATAGTGCAGGGTTTATTGAAGATGATAGATTAGAAGATGAAGAAAACTTTGATGATATGGATGACCTCACTGATTATGACAATCCTGAATGGCCACACGATCACCCTAAAGACAAGACAGACAATGACCCAGATTAATAAACCCTTTAAAACCAAAGAGATGAAGAAGTTATATGAAATTTTATTTGAAGATAAAAAGCCTGAACAACAACCATTAAAGCTTGAGATAAAGCTTATGTCTACTGCTACACCTGATGAGCAATTAGATGAAAATGAATGGTATAAATTGATTTATGATTTAAATAATAAGAGATTAGGTTAGATGTGTGTGTGGTTAGTAAACGAGAAAGCCCTGCAGAAATGTGGGGCTTTTCTTAAACCCATTGTTATGAGAAGAAGAATAAAGAGTGGTATAATATATAGCACTATACTTAAACCAGGCCAAAGAGCCATAGACAAAAGATATAAAGATGGAGTGGATACAGGTAGATTTAGTTCCAACAAAGTACCATTACCACTTAAACCAATGAGTCCTATTTCAAAAAAGATAGCAGAGATGTTAGATAGTATACCTAATTGGGTTAATGATATACCAAAGCAGGTGATTAGACAGCAAGAAGCTAGTAGACATTTTAAAAACAAAAACAAAAAATAAGCACATGAAAAACATGAAAATGTACTCTCAAGCAGAGTTATCAACAATGCAAGAAATGGCTAAGAAGCCTATTTCAACAACTAGATTAGCTAAAAGACTAGCTAAACAGTTCAACAGAACATTTGGTGGGGTGTATGCTAAACTATTGATTATGCGTAAGCAGATAAAAGTGGAGCCTGTTATCACCAACACTGTGCGTACTAAAACAGTAGTGGAAGGTAAGAAACACACAATTAGTAGTAGACCAACCAAGATAGAGATATCTGATCAAGGTATGACATTCTATTTCTAACTAATAAACTAACACATCATGTCTTACAGCCTAGTCTACAGTGCAAAACCACATTGCACACATACAATCCAGGTTTACGAACCAAACCAACAAGATTCTCCTTATGTTAGGGGACTTAAAGCGTGCTCTAAACTAATAGATGCTATATTTGCTACCAAAGCACATTACACACCATCTAAACGTTTACACATTAAAGGACGCAAATATATGTACATCAGTTCTGACACATATCAGTTACTAATCAGAGTTAAAAACTTTGACAAATGATATATTTAGTTATATTTGTGTTACTATCAATCTTTGCATGGATGTCCTATGAAATTCATAGGGCTCCATTCATGGATAGAGATGGTAACATAATTAAAAAGAAAAAACAACAACATGGCAACAAGTAAAAAAACAAAGATTGATGGGTATTTCTTTATGAGTATCTGTAATGGTGAATTAGATGTAAATTGCTCAGGTGATAAGAATATTATATCTGCAGCATTTGCAACACTTATTCTTGATGAAAATAAAGATGGAAAAGATGTACAACAAATATTAGCTGTTGCTACAGCTATTGCTGCTCATGAATTACAATTCAATAGAGAGAAATATAGTTCTAAAAAGAGCAATACAGTGCCTAAAAAGCCTGCAAAAGCAGTAAAAAAGGGCTAAAAAATAATATATTTCTAATTTAGTGCATTAAATTACACATTATGGCAAAAATAGATATAGTTTGTTCTAATTGTAGTATTACATTTCAAAGAGAAAAAAGTCAGTATGATAATGGAATAAGAAAAGGTTGGAGAGTATGTTGTTCTACAAAATGTGTAGGGCAAGTATCTATTCCTAACTTTGGTCCTACTGGCTTAGGTAATAGAAAACCAGCAATACCTTTTCATAGTTATGTTCATACAGCAAATTTAAGAAAAAGAGAAAAAGCAAATTTAGAAGTGAATATAGATACTGAATATTTATCTAAACTTTGGAATAAACAAAAAGGTACATGTCCATATACTAGAGTTAAATTATATGTAGCTAAACGTAAACAAAGAAACAACGATCACAGATATCTTGCTTCATTAGATAGAATTGATTCATCTAAAGGATACATTAAAGGTAATGTACAGTTTGTTTCTACATCTATTAACTATATGAAGAACAATATGACTGACCAACAGACAAAAGATTTTATCAAAGAAATTGTAAACAATTATGAATGAATATTTTAGTTATTATGAGAGCTTACATAAGCTTCCTAAATCAAAACAGAGGTATTACATTTGGGACATGATCAAATGGTGCATCAAAGCATACATTAAAACATATAAATAATGGAGACATATATATCAGAAATAGACATAATGATAGCTATTAAAAAACATAGAGATACATTATCATATGATGATAAGTTTGATTTTGAAATAGAAACTAGTAAGTTAAACCTTACTGATAAAACAAGAGACAAACTTAATAATAAACAATCTGCATTAGAATTTAGGTTGAAGAAGTATGGTATACATAAAGATAAAAACAAAGCAGCATGAAAACAGCAATGCAAGAGTTAATTGATAAACTTAAAATAGAATCAAATTTTATTACCAAAGACGACCATATAGAAGATAGAATGTTTAAACAAGGAATAGATTTAGCTATTTATATATCTAATCATTTACTTGAAAAAGAAAAGGAGCAAATAATAAATGCAGCGAAATCTTGTAATTATATTGGTGGTGCAACAGATATAGAAGCAGAAAAATACTACAACCAAACCTATAACCAAAACAAATAAACTATGAAACTATTTGATTTATTATTCCCAATTGTTAAAACATTTGAAGAAATTGAAAGAACTGATTTGGATGAAATAAGTGAAAATAACTATTTGTTATCAAAAGAATTAGAAGGTAAGCCACCAATGTCCGCACAAGAAATAAAAGAATATGTAAATAACCAAAACAAATAACATATGAGAAAGAAAACACCAGCTCACTTAGTTAAAGAACTATCAACAGCTAAACAAAAACAATATGTTGTAATGTATGAAAATACAGAAGCATGGGTAGTAGGTACAAAAAAGGACATAATTAATGATTTCAATGAAAATCCTGATACATATTTAGATGCTAAGGATAAGATTAAAATTTATGAATTAGGTGAGCCTATAAAATTCAGTTTTGTTACACCACAAATAACATTTTAATTATGTTAAGTTTATTAGAATGGATAACAGAAAACAATTATGTTAGGTATAAAGATGATAAATGGTACAAACCAGCACAATTTCCCACTGTGTATTTAAAAGTTGAACAATTAATAGAATTATATGAACGTACTCATCTATGATATTGAAACACTGAAAGAACTGTTTCTTATTGTTATATACAATCCAGAGAGTGATGTAACATACGAGTTTCAAGTGAGTAGGTGGACCAATCAATTAGATGGATTCATGAGATTCACTGAACAACACGATGAGCATTATTGGGTGGGCTACAATAACTTACGCTTTGATAGTCAGGTTGTTGAGCATATAATTAGAAACTATGAGAATTGGCATGAGTTGAGTGGGCTAGAGATATGTGCTATCGTAGCACAGAAGGCTGCAGACACAATACATGATGCTAATTATGATGTATTCCCTGAATATAGAGAGGAATGGTTATCACTAAAACAGTTAGACCTATTCAAGATTAATCATTATGATAACAAGAATAGAATGGTCTCACTAAAAAGGTTAGAGTTTGAGATGGATCTGGAGAACATTGAAGAGATGCCCATCCATCATACTAAAGAGAACATGACTCAGGATGATATATCTATAACAATAGACTACTGTCGTAATGATGTTATGGCTACGTATGAATTCTATAAGGTAACAACAGGTAACACTAACCATCCACTATACAAGGGTAACAATCAGATAGAGCTTAGACAAGATATATACGAAGAGTTTGGCATACCATGCTTAAACTATTCAGATAGTAAGATAGGTGATGAGATGATTAAGAAATACTACTGTCAGGAGAAAGGTATACAATACTCTGATTTACCAAAGAAAGGATTGTTTAGAACAGAGGTAAAGGTGAGAGATTGTATTGCTGATTACATATCATTCCAGACACCAGAGCTACAAGCATTCTTAAAGAAGGTTAGTAAGGAGCGTTTAACAATGAAGGATGAATTCAAAGAATCATTAGTGTTTTATGAAAATACCTACACGTTTGCAAAGGGAGGTCTTCATACAGAGAATAAACCAAAGGTTTTTGAATGTGATGAGGATCATGAGATTATTGATTGGGATGTGTCTAGCTATTATCCTGCTATTATTATTAGCAATGGCAGATATCCTGGTCACCTGGGTAAGGAATTCTTACTTGGATATAAAGCAATGTTTGAAAAAAGGTTGGAACTTAAACCAATGGCTAAAAAGGATAAGAAGATAGCAGGTATTGTTGGTGCTCTTAAGCTTGCAGTTAACTCTGTGTATGGTAAAAGTAGTGACATGCAGTCTTGGATCTATGATAGACAACTAACTATGTTCACAACTATTACAGGTGAATTGAGTCTTCTTATGCTCATCGAAGCATATGAATTAGCTGGTATACATGTTATATCTGCAAATACAGATGGTGTAACTATTATGGTTAATAAATCACTAATAGATAAGATGCATGAGATAAACAAGTGGTGGATGAATATAACTAGCTATGAGCTTGAACGCACTGATTATCAAAAGATTATATTCTCTACAGTAAATGACTATTTAGCAATTAAAACCAATGGAGAAATTAAAAAGAAAGGAGATTTCCTTACTGACTTTGAGTTACACAAAAATAAGAGTGCTAGGATTGTACCTATTGCACTGGAGCAGTTTTTTGTTAATGATGTGCCTGTGGCTACCACTATTTGTAATCACACAAATATTTATGACTATTGTCTCAGGCAGAAAGCTAGTAAAGACTTTCACTACGAAGGCCACTCGAAAGAAAACAGAACAGTCTACAATAAACTTATCAGATATTATGTAAGTAATACAGGTGAGAAGTTATTGAAGGTTAAGAATGAGAATTCAGATAGCACAGCTGTTGATGTATCACAAGTTGAAGCAGGTGAATGGGTGATGAAAGTATGTAATCATCTATTACCAGATCATCCTTTGGATAACATCAATCATGCATATTATATAGAACGTGCTGAGAGAATCATGCACAAAATACAGTATGAAGGTAGAAAACGTAAAATTATTATTAACCCAAATCAATTAAATTTATTCTAATGGACAATAAACATAAAGCAGCAGAATTAGTATTGGAATTCCTACCAATTATAGGACAAGATCCATATACAGGTATAGATGTAGCTAAGAAATGTGGTAAAGTGGCTGCAAAGCTATTAATGAAAGCACAACAAGAAGGAGATACGTATGACTACGATGAAATTATTAAACTTATAGACACATTCTAATGGCAAAGATAAATAGAGAAAATATAGGAAATCATCTAGTTGATTATCAATTAGGTATGGTTGGTAAGTCTATGCAAGAAGCATATATGACAAAAGAGTGGTACAGCAAATGGACTATGACTCAAGAACAACATGAGGAGTTCAAAGCATACGCTATACCATTAATGAAAAAGGTATTTAAAATAAACAAAGCAAGGGCTGAAGCAAACTTTCAATGGTTTGATTTAGAATTTGGATTACGTATTAAAGATTAAAACACACAATTATGGGAGCATGTCAATTTAAAGAAAGAAGTAGTGGTAAAACAGCAGATGAAGCATATAAAAGAATTTGTGAAATAGCTGAAAATGAATATGGTCATCAAGATGGCTATAATGGTACAATCAGTACTACTCATGGATTTAGAGATGAAACAGAAGCATATAATAAAAGTAAGTTTAATGATGTATCTACTTACATACGTGACAGATTTGATAGTCATGCTATGAATAAACGTGATTGTTCAGCTATATGTGTTAGACAACCTGTTGGTAATAAGAACAAGACTAAGTCACAAGTGGAGCACATTGTAACACCTGGTACCAAGAAGTGGATACTTAAGTATTTTGTATTTGCTAATTATGATACATTTATTGGTGCATATCTCACTAAAGGTGAAGCTGTTACCAAAGCAAGAGTACATACAGAAAAGACACAAGAGTCTACATATATAACAATGGAGAAGGTTCTTGATAAAGCTAATAAGACAGTAGCTAAAATAACATACAAGAAAGCCACTAATGAAAGAGATGGTGAGTGGATATTCTTTGGTTATGCAGCAGAATAATATACGTATATATCTGTATATATGCGATAACATATCCAAAACAAATAAAATTAAACATTATGCCAGACATTTCATGTTGCCAAGGTGGTAGTTGTCTATTAAGACTGAACTGCCACAGATATACAGTAAAACCTGAAGAGATAGGACAAAGTTATTTCTCAGACCCTCCATATAAATTAAATTTTATGTTTGATGAACATCAAGCAAATCTTGGTGTTGCAACATTAAGTTGTTCTTATTTTTGGAACAATGAACAATATAAAAAAGATGAAAAACCTAAAAATAATTGAGGATTGGGAGAGAGAATATCTCAAGGATTTCATATATTTGCATGAACAGGGACAGGAGTGGAACGAAGCAATTCAGAGAGAATTAAATCAGAAGCAACCTGCTCGTATTGAAGTAATAGACACAGACAAAATCCTAGAGAAACATAATGAACCTCACGCTAACGTTCTCCCATTTTAAGGAGCTGACTAAAGCTGGCTACAGCTTAGACATGTTATGCTTCATAACACTTGTTCAAGAAGGCAATGATGTAGACGAAATGTGTACAGATGATAGTAAGATGAAAATGCTCTATCAAACTGTACGCAGAAAAGGTCTATTGTCAGAGTCAAATAAGATAACTATCATAGGTAATGAAGTTTTGTCTTTTCTTAATGAGAAGATAGAGCAACCTAAGATAGTTAAGAAGAAGAAAACAGATTCAGACTTTGATAAGTGGTGGATGATGTACCCAGGTACTGACACCTTCACATATAAGAGTCAATCATTTACAGGTACACGTGGTATGCGTGTAAAGAAAGATGAGTGTAAAGTCAAATTCAACAGCATTGTTGAAGAAGGCGAGTACAAACCTACAGAGCTCATAGCTGCATTAGAATACGAAATACTGCAGAAGAAAGAGAATTCAATTAAGACAAAAGTCAATAGACTTACATTTATGCAGAACAGTCTCACCTATCTCAACCAGAGGTCATTTGAACCATTCATTGAGTTGATAAGAGAGGGTAAGACTATCAAAGAATCTGCTGAACCAATTAAAGGAATGGACATATGACACCAAAAGAAAAAGCATGGGACTTAAATCAAAAGTTTATGGAATTGCAGCATTACCTTGAAAATAATGCATGGAATAATTCTAAACAATGTGCGTTAATAGCAGTAGATGAATTAATTGAAAGTTTTAATTCAATATATGATGCCTCAATAAGAAATATTGAAAAATATAGTGGTGCAAAATATGGAATGAAAGACTATTGGGCTGAAGTAAAACAAGAGATAGAAGCATTATGACACCAAAAGAAAAAGCAGAAGAATTATTTGATAAATATTTTGAGGTAACAAATAATTATTATCAAGCTAAAGAATGTGCATTAATAGCAATAGATGAGATAATGAATGTCATAATTGGAAGTTATGATTATGAATTAGAAAAAATATATTGGCAAGATGTAAAAAATGAAATAGAAAAGCTATGAGTTTTGAAGATTTAAAACGAGAAGTTCAAGCAGGCCTAGATGGTAGGAACAATGGTATACCTATGGGCTTTGAAAGATTGAACAGATATATTGGCATCAGAAAGTCTATGTACACACTGATAGGTGGCCTCACTGGATCAGGTAAAACAAGCTTCTTAGATGACGCATATGTTTTAAATCCATTTGATTGGTTTATCAGTCAGAAGACTCCAGGTCTTAAGTTAAAGATCATATACAGATCCATGGAGCGTAGTAGAACATACAAATATGCTAAATGGGTCTCAAGAAAGATATTCCTTGACCAAGGTATAATTATTCCTGTATCCAAGCTATTAGGTTGGACAGATAAGATGACACCTGATGAACATGATCTGTTCCTGATGTATGAGGATTATATGGGACAAATGAAAGAAACAATCACTCTTATTGATGGACCAGAGAATCCAGTGGGTATAGCCAAACAGCTAAGAGACTATGCATTAGCTAATGGTGTAATAGAAGATGTAGATCAATATAACAAGAAATACATTCCCAATGATGAGAATGAAATAACTATTGTTGTTATTGACCACATAGGCCTATTAAAACCTACAAAAGATTATTCTACTAAGAAACAGTGTATAGACAAGATGTCTGACGATCTGAGATATGCTCGTGACATGTATGGCTATAGTCCTGTAATTGTTAGTCAGTTTAATAGGGACATTTCTAGTCCAATGAGACTAAAGAATGGTGATGTAGAACCACAGCTAGAAGATTTTGCTGAGAGTTCACAGACACAGAATGATGCTGATGTTGTCCTAGCATTGTTTGATCCCATGAGATATAAAGTGGCAGACCCTTCAGGGTATGACCTAAACAAACTTAGAGATGAGTTTGGTGCAAAGTATTTCAGATCATTGAGACTAATAAAGAATAGTTATGGAGAAGATGATGTGAGAATAGGATTAAGTTTTCTTGGCCAGATTGGTATGTTCAAAGAACTACCTAAGGTTAAGTATATGAACGACAGTATATATAATGATATTATTAATAAAACATTCTTTTTAAATAAATGATAATGAAGTTAAATTTTAAAGCATATAATACATTGCCCAATGAAAAGAGTCATTGGTGGCAAGTGGTATTATTTCCAACAGTATCTGTTATGAATAACATACAGAAACATGATCCATATGTAGCTCTAAATGTAGAGTATCTATTTTGGTCATTAACAACAATAATAAGTTATGGCAAAAAGCAAGCCCACCCTTACGCTACGAGATAAGAGACAAGCAGAGTTTGCTGATGTATGGCTGAACAATGGTAAGTTTGGTATCCTGAACCTATGTCCTAGGTTTGGTAAGATCAATGTGTCCATTAATATATTAGAAAAACTGGACAAAGACATCAACATTCTCATAGCATATCCTGATCTTAAGATTAAGAATGCATGGGAAGAGCATTTCTTGGCTAGGAAGTATAAGAATAGGAATATGACTTATACCACCCATTTGTCTCTAAAAAAGCATACAGCTGCCTTTTATGACCTTGTTATCTTAGATGAGGTACATTTACTGTCTGAGGCACAAATGGAGGCTGTAAAGGAGCTACAATGCACAAAGGTGTTAGGTCTAACAGGGACCTTATCATCACATACAGAACAAACATTAGGAACAGAGCTAGGACTATCTGTCTTAGCTACCTATTCCATAGATCAGGCTATTCAGGAAGGAGTTGTCTCTGACTATGAAATCACAGTGGTAGGAGTACCATTAGATAACACACAGCAGAATAACTACAAAGGTAAGTGGAAGACTGAAAAGACTCAGTTTGCTGCATATGGATGGGTGATAGATCAGCTAGAGAAGCAAGGTAAAGCAACCATGTTCTTGCGTTTGGCTAGAATGAGACTCATTCAGAACAGTCTTGCTAAGCTTAATAAGACAAAAGAGCTATTAGTTAAGCACAAAGATGAGCGTGTACTAGTATTCTGTGGTGTCACAAAGGTAGCAGATGACCTAGGAATTCCTGTCTATCATAGCAAAGCAGGAGACAAGCAAGTGTTTGATGACTTTGCATCTGGTGTTGGTAACCACCTGGCTGTCGTAAAGATAGGTAATACAGGTGTTACATATAAACCACTCAATAGGGTGATTATTAATTACTTTGATAGTAATGGTGAGAATCTAGCACAGAAGATTAATAGATGTATGGCCATGGAGTATAACACTCCAGAAAAGAAAGCCTATATATACATCATATCTTCTGTTGAAGACGTGGAGAGAAAGTGGCTCAAAAGAGCACTAGAATTCTTTGATAAAGACAAAATTAAATACATATGAAAGTAGAATTAGTTGAACAATATGAACCATTTAGTGATGAGGCTTGGTATGGTGTAAGAGTCAATGGTACATCAGTAAAATGGAGTAGAGATAAAGTGATTGCAGATGCCATTTATGATGATATAATTAATAATATAGATGCAACAAAAACTAGGGAAATTATTTTGAAATCTCAAGAAATTGAAGTACCTTTATCAGAACAAAATCAGTAAAAAACATGGCAAGCAAATTAATTGGAATTGTTGGTGCTACAGGCACTGGCAAGTCAACATCAGTAAAACATTTAGATCCAAAAGAGACTTACATCATCAATGTTGCTAAAAAGGAATTACCTTTTAAAGGAGCAGAGAAGTTGTATAACGCTGAGGCTAAAAACTACAAAGAAGTGGATGATGCTAACGAGATTACACGTCTATTAAAGACTATCTCTGACAAAGCACCACACATTAAGAACATTATTATTGAAGACTCTAATTACATTATGGGTTTCAATATGTTAGCGAGAGCTACAGAAGTAGGATTCACCAAGTTTACCATTATGGCTAAAGATATGGTGGAACTATTCAGAGAAGCAAGACGTTTACGTGATGATTTAAAAGTATTCTATTTCACACACCCAGAGACTATTGAAGACTCAGGTGAAATTATAGGATACAAGATTAAGACAGCAGGTAAGTTAATTGATAACCAAATTGTGTTAGAAGGTTTACTTACTATCTGTTTATATACACACGTAGAAGAAAGCAAAGATGGCACAGCCACATATAACTTTGTAACTAACAGATTCAAGAAGTATCCAGCAAAGAGTCCTGATGGAATGTTTGCAGATATCAGAATACCTAACAACTTACAACAAGTAGTCAATTCAATTGATGAATATTACAATTAATAACAAATAAAATCAGTAAAAAATGAGTAACATTGGAGGAGAAAAAAGACAAAGCCCAGTATTTGATGACAAAGAATTTGCCAAGAAGGTTGGCTTATTCGAAGCAAGAGTAATTGCAGTTAACCCTACAACAGAAGAATATGCTGATGTATTGGGAAGACAATTAAAAGAAGATAGCAAAGCTACAGAGTACTTAGGTACTAGTAAAGATGGTAATGCTAGATTGCGTTTAGACTTCTGGTTAGAGGAAGTTAAATCAAAAGAGAAGTTCAAATTAACTTTCTTTATTGAGAACAAAGAGAAAGAGAACAGAGATCAAACAAAGAAACAATACATCAACAACATTGGACGTTGTACATGGGCTGACAGTCCAAACAACTTACCAACATGGTTCAAAGAAAGAGAGAATCGTGTATCATTTGTAGGTGAGGAAGATCTTTACAATTTCTTACGCTCTTGGTTAAGTAACATTGACTTTAGCAGCAAGAAATCTACATTACAATTAGAATTCAATAAGTTGATTAAGGGTAATGTTAAAGAACTTAAAGAACAAATCAATGGTGAGTGGGCTACAAACATTGTAGCATTGGCTACTATCAATACAAAAGAAACAGATGATGGTGTAAAGGAGTTTCAGAATATATATAACAAAGCATTCTTACCTCCATATAGCATCAAAGCTTTCAGATTGTTAGATTACAATGCAGCTGGTACTATCAGTGGCTTACGTCAGAAGTCTTCTAAAGACTTGAAACCTCATGAGCGTTTTGTATTAAACGTAGTGGGTGAGTATGGTTGTAAAGACTTCTTTACATTTAAGGAATTGAAAGAGTATAGCTCTGAAGATAATTTGGTAGCATCTGATAAGGTGATTGCTGAAGATGATAGTGATTTTTAGTATACCCCTCTAAATAAGAAATGGCCTCACTATTGTGGGGCCTTTTCATTAACTTAAGTTATGATTACTGGAGAAAGAAAGACAAAGATGTCTATAGAAGCTATTCTAAGTAGGATATCAGAGTATGATATATTTAGGTATTACATGCCTAATCAAGATTGGAAAATTAACAGAGTGACCTATTCTCCATTCAGGCATGAGAACAATCCATCATTTATGATTGGTAACAAAATGGGCTATCTAATGTTTATAGACTATGCTGATACTAGTCTTCGTGGTGATTGTTTTAATTTTGTTCAGAAGCTTCATAGCCTTCCTAGCGTCAGTGATACTTTGAAGATGATAGACAGAGACTTTGGTCTAGGTTTTTCTACAGGTGTCATGACAGGAGAGTACAAGAAGATTATATCTGAATACAAACAGCCTGAGATAGAGAAGAGATATTCCCTAATTCAGGTCAAGACTAGAAAGTTCACTAATAGAGAACTTGAGTATTGGGCAGAGTATCACCAGGATCTCCAGGACCTCAGAGATAACAATGTGTATTCTATCAAAGAACTATATCTTAATAAGCAAAGGTTCCCATTAGGAGAAGACGAGCTTAGATTTGGTTACCTTTATGAAGGACAGTATTGGAAGATATATAGGCCATATGCTGATAAGAAGCATAAGTGGATGCCTAACAATGTTCCTATCACAGCAATGGATGGTAAAGAGAATATAAAAGACTGTAAGACAGCATTCATCAACAAGAGTAAAAAAGACTTTATGGTGATGAAGAAGATATTCCCATGCAGCTGTGCTGTCCAAAATGAAGGACTTGGATGTTTCTCACATGACAATGTAGAATATCTAAAAGCAAACTCTGATAGACAAATACTTAGCTTTGATGCTGATGATGTAGGTGTACAGAATTCTGTACAGATTACAAAGATGTTTGACTTTGACTATACTAACGTCCCACGTCAGTATCTAGCAGAAGGCATTAAAGATTGGGCAGATCTTGCAAAGGTCCATGGATTAAAAGTGATTGAAGATTATTTAAAAAGTAAACAAATTTTATGACAGTAAAAGATTTAGTAGAAGCTATTCAAAGCGAAATAGAATGGTTTGAAACCACTGAAGGAGATGATTTAGAATGCATAGGTATAGAAAACCTAGAAGGCATATTAAGTAAATATTTAGGAACACCAATTAAATTAACACAAGATGGAGACGTTTAACACCACAAAGGAACTGTTAATGAATACAGCAGTTCCAGTACAAACACGTACATATAAACCAGTTAGCCATTCTTCATTGATGGATCTTACATTGAACAGCATTGAGAAAGCAGGATTTATCTTAGACAAAGAAACTTATTCTGCAGCTAGAGATGGTAGTGTTGCTAATGGTAGATTCTCTATCAGCAACGTAGCAGACAGTGAGATGCAATTACAAATTGGTTGGCAGAATAGCTATGACAGAAGCATGAGCTTAAAGTTTGCTATTGGTACAAGAATTATGATATGCTCTAATGGTTGTGTATCAGGAGACTTTGGTGCCTTTAAGAAAAGACATAAAGGTGACATCCAAGACTTCACACCAGGTGCTATCACTGATTACATCAAAGGTGCAGGTGAAGCATTCACTCTTATGCAACAGCAAAGAGAGTCTATGAAGCAAATAGAAATCACTAAACGTATCAAAGCTGAGTTAGTTGGTAGAATGATGCTAGAAGAGCAGTTTATTACGTCTACACAGTTAAACATCATCAGTAGAGAGTTAAAAGCCCCTACACATGATTACAATGCTAAAGATAGCTTATGGGAGTTATATAACTATACAACATTTGCTATGAAAGAGACACACCCATCTCAATGGATGGAGAGTCATATACAAGCACATGCATTCTTCAACAACTATGCATATGATGCTACACCAATGGATTATGAGCAAGGAGAAATAGTACTTAATCAATTATCAATGTTTTAATATGAATTGGGAGAAATTTAAAGATCAGTTTCATTCTTCTTGGCATAGGTTTATGCAACCTTTTATTGAAAGTGAAGCATGTGATAATATCTATAAATATCTCAAAGCTGAAAGTCAGAGGGGCAAGAAGATTGCCCCTCTCTCTCAGAATGTTTATAGATGTTTTTATGAGACACCTTATGATGAACTAAAACTAGTCATGGTAGGTATGTGTCCTTATCACTCTATGAAGAATGGAGAATACGTAGCAGATGGTCTGTTAATGGGCTGTTCAACAACAGGCATATTACAACCATCTCTAATAAAATTCTATGATGGTATTGAGAAAGAGATGTTCAATGGTCTTTGCGTAACATGTGAAAGACCACCAGATGTATCTTTCTTAGCCAAACAAGGTATCCTTATGTATAATGCAGCTTTGACTACAGAAATAAATAAAGCAGGCTCTCACATTGATTTGTGGGAACCCTTTACTAAGTATCTGTTTGAAGAAGTGTTGGCTACTACAGGAGTACCAGTTGTGTTTCTAGGTAAAGATGCAGCTAAATACAAAAAGTATGTTGCACCATTTACATGGGAATTCACAATGAGTCATCCTGCCAGTGCGTCTTATAAACAAACTGATTGGGATACAGAAGGCACATTTACAAAAATTAACAAACTATTAAAGGAAAACAACAACCTAGCGATAGATTGGATGTTAGATACACCCTTTTAAAAACAAAATTATGGAAGAATTACAAGTCTATGTACAGAATAATAGAAATGGAGAGTTAGATTATGATTATGATCTTAACAGAGGAGCCATATTAAGCAAATTAAACTACTCAAACCATAAAGATTGGACATGTGAAGGAGAAACAGCATTAACATTAACAGATGATGGTAATGGTATTAAGTTCAAATTTCCTAATAAGAAGGCAATAGAACTAGATTATAACGAAGCACGTGAAATGCTTGTTATGTTGATGATGCATATGGATGAAAAAATAGAAATCAGAAAATCAGAAATCATTAAAAGCATTTAATTATGATTAAAGTTAAAAATGGAGGAGACATCCAAAAAGGAGATCTCATAGCAGTGGCTAGTAATAATTACATAAGCATTGGTATTTATCTTGGACGAGGACAAGGAGGAACAGTCCAGTATCTATGGCCTGGTTCTGCTTCATCACAAAAGAATTGGCATGGGATACAACTAGGCCAATGGAAAGGTGATAAACCAATGAAACCACTTACCATTTCTCAAATGGGTAAGAACTACGTTAATACACCAGATGAGTATAGAATTATGAAATTAAACAGAGAAAACATTACAGACCAAGAAACAATAGAAAAACTTCTAGAAGATAAAGAAGTTCTTAAAGAATTCAACATAGACGTAAAATACTAACACAATGATTTTAGAAAAACAAACAGAAGCACACATCCTTGAAGAAGGAACAACACAGGAAACTGTGAAAATGTCACTAGACTTAGATTCTGCACAAGTCTTGATGCAGATGTTAAGTAAGAATCTATATTCAGATTCAATAGGCTCTACTATCAGAGAATGTGCATCTAATGCACTGGATAGTCACAGAAGAGCTGGATGTGACGAACCTGTTATTGTTTCGTTTAAAAGAAACAATCAGGCAAATACATATGAATTTGCTGTTGAAGACTTTGGTATTGGCTTAGATGCAGATGATGTGCGTAACATCATCAGTAAGTATGGTAAGTCAACCAAGCGTAATAGCAATACAGAATTAGGCATGATGGGTCTTGGTTTCAAGGCTCCATTGGCATATAGCTCTAGCTTCTACTTTGTATGTAGAAAAGATTTTATGGAACGTAAGTATATGATGTATGAAGGAGAAGATACAAACAGTATTGACCTTTTGTATGAAAAGCCTACAGCAGAACCTAATGGTGTAAAGGTTATTGTTCCAGTGGATTATTCTGATAGATATAATTTCCACAACAAGATTAAAGAGCAATTAGCTTATTTTGATAATGTTTACTTTGATGTAGAACCAATGGGTAGCTATAATGTTCCTAATGATTTTACAATACATAGAGCTGAACATTTTCAATATTCTCAAATAGCTATGAACAGTGACATGCATTTATGCTTGGACAATGTTAGTTATCCAATTGACTGGGAGAAGCTTGGTATTGATAGAATACGTATGAAGATGGCTTTGAGATTTAGTCTTAGTGATGGATTATTTCCTACACCAAACAGAGAAGCTATTAGATATACTAAAGAAGCTAAAGAAACCATTCTAAAGAAGATAGCTACAGTGGGTAATGTATTCATGGACAAGTTTAATGATGCCATCACTACACAAAGCGATATCAAAGCTATTATGGAATTCTATAGTCAAAATAGTAAGCATATCAAATGCTGGTACAAAGGCACAGAAGATGATATTTGTATAGATGATCTTGTAAAGCATTCTACTGTATCTGTAGCACAGCCTAAACTAGATAACATAAAGCTATTAAACCTAGAAAGACTTGCTGTAAAATCTAAAGAGTATATACTTGCTGAGTATAAGTTTAAATATAGATTTAGTAATGGTAAATTTCAAAATGCTAAGAACTATTATTATGAGCATTTGAGAATGTCAGATTTAACAGGATATGCTGTTGGTGGTGTATATATTTATGATGATTCTCTTCCTAAAGGTAAGCAAGACTATTTAAGGACTCTTTTGCCAGATAATAAAACTAGTTATTTTGTTAAGAAATCAGCATTTAAGCTTAGAAGCAAGACTGGTCAAATAGATTATGCTAAATATTATGATTCTGTGTTAAATTTAGGAATGTATCCTAAAACTCAATGGAGACAGCTTATTCAAGAGTTTCAATATGTAGTGGGATTATATGCTAAGGATTTTATAGATGTAGATGCTATTGATGTACCACAATCATTCAAGGATGCTCAGAAAGCTAAAAGAATGAAGGTAACAGTTGCAGCTGTAGCAGGTCCTAAGAAGGTTAGACTAAAAGGTGAATTCTCTGGTAAGGTGGGTACACAAATGCAAATAGATCTATCTGATCAACATTGCAAGTTTGTTCCTACAACATTTAAGATGGAAATGATCCATCAAAGGTCTACGTTGAATGTCTATGCTAAAGAAGCTGATAAGAAGAAAATGGATAATGCTTGGTCTTGTTTTAATAAACATGCATTATTTGTAATAGTGGCCCAAGCAACCTATGATAACTTACAGAAAGCTGATTTACATAACTGGATAACAATAGATAAATTTATGGAAGGTAAAAACAGACCATTTAAAACAATAGCTACAGAGTTTCTAATCAGGGATTTGATTGAAACATATAGTGATACATTTAAAAGAATCAATACAGTTAGAGATGTATCTATTGATTTAGCAGATAAATTACAGACATTACATCAGTATCATAATAGCCAGTATAGAAGTTATTGTGATGCTGACACTAGAAAAGCAGTTATAGAACATGCCATAGCAAACAATTTATTTGACCAACCTACATATTTAGTGTACAAACAGGTTAATGAAGTGTTTACTAAGCTACCATTCTTAGATGCTATATTAGGTACAATGGGTTATAGTAATGTTAAACAAAATCCATTGATAACAGCTATAGTTGATTTATTCAAATATCACAAACATAGAGTAAACCTAGAGCATTACAAGCTCATATTAACAGAAGATGCTCCTTTAGAGGAAGTATTAACACAAGACACAATTACAGAATTAGAAACAATTTAAAAAGAAAAACATGCTAAGTTTGAAATGGTTTAAGGGTGCAATTGAACGCACAATTGAAAAGGTAGTAGAAAACAAAATTGAGCAGGCTTTTAACCAGTTGGATAATGAGGAGGGGCAGACAGCCCCTTCTTATCATTCTTCAGGAAAGCCCTATCTAAACATTAAAATGGTTAATGATACATTGACTATTGTAATGAACGATGGTAATATCATTACCAAATCTCCAGCAACATCAGAACATTTTAATTCTGCTAGAGATTGTAAAACAGAAGCTTGTCTATTTGATCTTGTGAGCACACAGGAGATAAAAGATGAGAGAAGAAAAGCTGAAGCTGAGTATGAGAAAATTAAGGCTATAACAGCAGGTGCCAAGTTCTTAGCTACACTTCCTGAGTTTGAGATGAAAAATGGTTCTCTTTATTTAAAGGGTATCAATAGAAGTCTACCTCCATTATTAGTGGAAGAATTCTTAGAAGTGGTTGGTAAACATGGTAACACAGATAGCGATGAATTCAATGCTTTGCATAGATTCTTTATGTGGTGCTGCTTGAATCCAAGAGCTGAGGTTGCAAATGATCTATTCAACTTCTTGAAGAAGAATAGCTTCAGCATCACTAAACAAGGCTTCTTTGTAGCTTTGAGAAATGTAGTTACATTGCATGGTTCTACAGAATTAGTACAGTTTGTATCTAATGCATATAATAAAGTGAAGGCTGTATGGAAGAAGAAGCCTGATGAGTATTTTGTATTCCTAGAGAATGGTGAATATAAAATGGTTCATGGAGAAGCTATGTATAAAAAAGAAACATGCACATGTTCTTATTGTGATGGTACAGGAACCATTCCTGAGTGTGATGAGTGGGAAGATAGTGAAGAGTGTTGTGAGTGTGATGGTACAGGTGAATATGAAGATCTTGTTCTTGCAGTTAAAGGTGAAAATCTTGGTAACTTAACAGACTTATATCTTGACTTGCCTAATAGAGCAGAAAATAGATTTACAGATGCTCACACAAGAACATTTGACATCAGAATTGGTAGACCAGTGAGTATGCCTATGGACGAATGCAATTGGTCAAGAGCAGATTGTGCACATGCAGGATTACACTTTACTAGTGATGAGATTCATTATGTAGGCTGTGGTGATACAAGTGTTCTTATACTTATCAACCCAATGAAGGTTGTAGGTATTGGTGAGTCAAAAGGTAGATGTTATGAGTATTTACCAATTATGACTGTGCCACGTGAGGAAGCAACAGAAATCTTACATGACCTAGACTTTGATACTCTTGAGTTAGATGAGTCTTATGCTGTACGTGAGTTGGATAACTTGGCTGAGAAAGCTAAAGAAGGATTCACAGCTGAGGCTATGAAATATGATTTCAATCTTCCTGCCCTATCTGCAGTAGAAGTGTATACAATTGTTAAGAGTCTTGATGAAATAAAGCAAGAAATATCTAAAAGAATTGTAGAAATTGATTAAATTTGTATTCCCAGGGGTAACACCCTGGGATTATATATATATTATGATAAAAAACGCAACAAAAAGAATCTCTAAAAAACCTAGAAGAGTAGTAAGTAAACCAAGATGTGCTGGAACTATGACAGAATCAGCATTCTGGAGTTTCATACGCAGTGCTCTCAGACAGAAGTCCAGGTTTTGGAAGCCTATTACAGAATGCAAGCTTAAAGCACGCAGATTGTACAAGGGTGTAAACAAGAGACAAAAGTATGAGTATCAATGCAATGTGTGCAAGAATTGGTTTATAGAGAAGAAGATTAATGTTGATCACATCCATCCTGCAGGTAGTTTGATGAGTTCAAAAGACTTACCAGGATTTGTAGAGAGACTATTCTGTGAGGTAGACAACTTACAAGTCTTATGTGAAAAATGCCACGACAAAAAAACAAAAGCAGATAAACATGAAAAGGACAATCTTAAAACTTCATGACAAGAAGTATGTTGATCTAATTGATCACAGTGTAAGAGAATGTATTCAAAAGAAAGAGAGTTATGAAATTGAATACAAAGGTAAGGTGATGACTCTCACCCCAGAAGAACTCAAAACAAAATGTGTTGGCAGACAGTATATTGCTGTACCAAAGTTTGGTGATAGGCCATATCATTTGCTATCCTATCTTTGGGAACCCACTAAAATAACAGAGAAATGAGTGACGAAAAACAATTAACAGTAACTATTAACAGACAACCATCCTTCACTGAAATATGGCATGAAGGATCTGTTGACTTTAATGGCAGAACTTTTATGTTCTGGCTTATTAATCCAAGAGGACTTGATGACCAAGGACGTGAGTATGAAATGGAAGTAAGATGGTGGTTCAAACAGGTACCAATGGAAGTAAGAAAACTAAGTGATCAAATTATTAACGATTTTAAAGACGCAAAAGATGATAGTTCAAACAGTACACGAAATTCTAAATCCATTTGATGTAGAAGTTAAACAATTGGGATATGGTGTGGCACTATTTATGATTGTAGGTAGTATTCACTCCAATCCTCAGTTTATTATAAGATTCTATAACACAGGACAGCTTAGAACAGTTGATCAAAATGATCTTTCTGTATATGGTAATCCCACTGCAGGAGAAGATTTGATTCCAGATCCTGATGTTGTAAGTAAACTACCAGCAAACGCAAGAAGAAACACAGATTTTTTAAAAAAGTAAAATTAGAAAGAGTATGATACAGGGAACAGTGAAAACAGAGGCTCAATATAGAGCAATCTATCTAGACAGTAGTTCTAGTCTAAAGGAATTCTCCACAGATAGGAGAAAGTACCATAAGAAATATATCCTTAATGAAGTAGTTGAGGATGAAGACAGTAAAGCTGCTACAATGGGTAGAATGGTGGAAACATTATTGATGGAACCACATTTATTTGATGAAAGATTTTATGTATCTACATGTCTTTCTACACCAACAGCTATGATGTTGGATTTTGTAGAAGCATTATATAAACACACTGTAGAAGCTACAGCTGAAGATGGTGTAGTTACTAGAAGCTTTGAAGATATGTGTAAAGATGCACACGCAGATTCAGGATTTAAGATAGGCTTAGATGCTGTTCTTAAAAAGTTTATAGGATCTGATGCTGAAGTATATTACAAAGAAATTAGAGAAGTTAGACCTAAACATCTTACAGTGGTAGCTGCACAAGAGATTGCAAACGCTGAAAAGATAGTGATAGAACTAAAGACTAATCCTACCACAGCAGAGATTGTAAACTTAGTAGATGATGTACAATATTCTGTATTTAATCAGTTACAAGTAGAAGGATATGAAGTGTTTGGTCACATGTTTAAGTCTATGATGGACAAGGTAATTCTAGATCACAAAGCAAAGACAGGGCAAGTGTATGACCTTAAGTGTACCTGGTCTGTAGAGAACTTTTATAGTGAGTATTATTTATATAGAAGAGCTTACATCCAAGGATTTTTATATCATAAAGCTGCAGAGTCTTGGGCTAGTGAAATGGGATATGGAGATTATGAAATCCTCTTGCCTAAGTTTATTGTTTGTGACAGTACAAACTATGCTAATCCATTAGTATATGAAATGACTCAAGACAGTATGAACAATGCTCTTGATGGTTTTGAATACAAAGGAAGAGAATATCCAGGTGTTGCACAACTTATTGGAGACCTTAAATGGGCTTTAGATAATGATGTGTGGAACATTTCAAGAGAGAATCATATTAATAATGGGGTTGTAAAACTAGGATAAAACACATATGGAGAGAAAGCACACAATCACTAGCATATTCATTGTCCCAACTCTTAGCATTGGCAAAGAGAAACTATTGGACAATGGATTTGTAAATGGATATATAAAAGATGTAAAGAGAGATATACAGTATGAAAATGCTGTGTATCTTTTATTTAAGCCAGAAGATTTGGATAAGTTTAGAAACTTTTTAGATAATGAGTATGAACGTACCAAGTCAATCATAGATGACTATGATTATGAAGATGGCTATGTAGTGGTTGTCTACGAAATTAATCCTAGACTTAAAGGAGATATAGAATTAGTAAAACAAGGCAAATATTCTCAAACTTCACCTGCTTTCCAAGGAATTTTCCCTAAAGTTGTACAAATTAAGAAGAATGGACTGCGTAGAGATGAGATATCTCTGCAGTACAGAGTCTTTAATAAGACAGAAGACCTTGTAAAATTTTGGGAAGATAAATTAGATATAAACCTTCCAAGCGATGTAGAAGTTTGGTATGGTTTCTTTGATGACTTTGAAACATTAGACCTTAATAAAATTAAAGAACATGTATAACAGTGATATACTAGACCATCTAATCAGTAAATATGGTATAGATGATGTAATTAAATTCTGTGATATGGAGAGTGAAAAGAACTCTCTCCTAGCACAGTCAGTAGATGAAGACAAGCAGCACCACCCAGAACCTAACGAATGGAAGTTTGAGAGGGATTGGTGGGCTAACAGTGGTAAACAATTAAAACAAAGAATATGACAGGAGCAGAACTATTAGAAACCTATCCCAAAGCAGCTAAGGTTATAGGTGAGTTTTACAATAATAAACTTATAGACTCTATGAATGATTCTTCTGAAGGAGTTTCAGAAGAGTTTAAAGAAATGCTAAAACAACAAAGCTTTGATAATGAATATGTTGCAGCATTTATAGATTCAAATCCTAGGTTTTTGTTTGATGTATTTGATGAAAATGATATTTATATCAACGTTACAGCTTTTCCTAATAGCTTGTTTCATTACTCTATAGTGGGTGATATAGCAGAAGTTGGATCAGCAGAAACATTTTTTACCAGAATAGAAGCTGAGAAATTAGTTATTAAAGAAGCATTTCAAATCTTAAATAACAAGTTATGAGAGATCAAATAGTAGAAGATGTTGTTGACAAATATTTAGAGAGAAGTCAAATAGGGATTACCAAGTATGGCACCACTCTAGAGACTAACAATAAGGATAATTATCTTAAGCATCTACAGGAAGAATTGATGGATGCTACGCTCTATTTACAGAAATTAATGAGCTTAGACAAGGAACTAACTAAATTAGTTAGAGACCATCCAAACAATGCAGAATTAGGAATGAAAATAAGAAATTTAGTTAGTTAGAATTTTCAAATTCTCTTGGTTTATTAGAAGGGTTGCAGTAGATTTGCAGCCCTTCATTTTTTAACTAATAAAACACAAATTAACATGGATTTAGGATTAGAAGCCTTGAGCAAAATTACCATTTTTAGTAAGTACGCAAAGTACATCCCTGAACTAAAAAGAAGAGAGACCTGGGACGAGATAGTAGACAGATATGAGAACATGATGGTTAAGAAGTATCCTAATCTAGAACAAGAAATCAAAGACAGTGCTACATTTATCAGAAAGAAGAAAGTCCTTCCTTCTATGAGAGCTCTACAGTTTGCAGGACCTGCAGCTGAAGTGAACAACTCACGTATCTACAACTGTTGTTTCCTACCAATTGATAGTGTTCATAGCTTCAGTGAGACTATGTTTCTATTATTAGGAGGTACAGGTGTAGGTTATTCTGTACAAAAGCACCACGTAGACCAACTACCTACAATTATTAAGCATGAGCGTTACAAGCACAGAAACTGGCTTATTGAAGACAGTATTATGGGCTGGGCTGATGCTGTGAAGGTCTTGATGAAGTTTTACTTTGAGGGAGGTCTTAAGCCTAAGTTTGACTTTAGAGCTATTAGACACAAAGGAGCTAGATTAGTGACTGCAGGAGGTAAAGCACCTGGTCCAGAACCATTAAAGATCTGTTTAGCACACATTGATGCTATTATGGAGCGTAAAGAACATGGATCAAAGCTTACACCATTAGAGTCTCATGACATCTTATGTTACATTGCAAACTCTGTGTTAGCTGGTGGTATTAGAAGATCAGCAATGATTGCTCTATTCAGCCATGACGATGAAGAGATGATTACATGTAAGTATGGTAACTGGTGGGAACTAAATGAACAAAGAGGTAGAGCTAATAACTCTGCAGTGTTAGAGAGAGAATCAGTAGGTGAAGAAGAGTTTAACGCTCTATGGAAAAGAATTGAAGCTTCTGGTTCTGGTGAACCAGGTATCTATTGGACTAATGATAGAGATTGGGGAACTAATCCTTGTTGTGAGATTGCTTTGAGACCCTATCAGTTCTGTAACCTATGTGAAGTGAATGTATCTGACATCACATGTCAAGAAGATCTTAATGATAGAGTGACAGCAGCTGCATTCTTTGGTACATTGCAGGCAGGTTTTACAGACTTTCATTATCTACGTGACGTATGGAAGATGACAACCTTCAGAGACGCTCTATTAGGCATAGGAATGACTGGTATTGCTTCTGGTGAAGTATTGAAATACAATCTAGAAGTGGCAGCAGCTATTGCTAAGAAGACAAACCAATTAATCACTGAGATTATTGGCACCAACGAAGCAGCTCGTATTACATGTATCAAACCTTCAGGAACTACATCATTAGTTTTAGGTACAGCAAGTGGTATTCATGCTTGGCATGCTCCACACTACTTAAGAACAATGAGATTTAACAAGACAGAAGACTTAGCTTTATACTTAGAGATTAACCATCCTGAACTAGTTGAAGATGATGTGTTACGTCCTAAAGATACAATATGTGTAAGAATTCCTGTTAAGGCTCCAGAAGGATCTATCTTGAGAACAGAGACAGCAATTGATACATTAGAGCGTGTTAAGAGATTCTCTACAGAATGGGTGAGAGCAGGCCATGTAAATGGTCCTAATACACATAACGTAAGTGCTACAATATCAATTGATAAAAATAGAACTTATAAAATGGATCAATTTCTTTCTCTAGAAACAGTAAAAGAAAGGTATGACATTGGTGATGAAAATGGTTATTTATCAGAAGGACATAGTGCGTCAGATGTAATGAAACATGATTTGGCTAATTATAACTATGATGAGTGGGATGCTGTAGGTCAATGGATGTGGGAGAATAGAGAATTCTATAATGGTCTTTCTGTATTACCAGCATTTGATCATACATATAAGCAAGCTCCTTTTGAAGACATTACAGAAGATGAATACAATGTACGCATTAACACATTGAAAGCCATAGACTTAAACAAGGTGATGGAAATAGATGACAATGTTGAATTTAGTCAAGTGGCAGCTTGTGCTGGTGGTGCTTGTGAAATACAATAATATGGAAAAGAAAGATTTTATAAAAGACATTGATTACTATCTGGAAGATGGTTTTGTAATCTTTACAGAAAGCTATCTCAGAGAGAAAGGAGAGTGCTGTGGTAATAACTGCAGACACTGTCCATATGAAAAACCTGTTATCAAGGGTAACCAAATGATAGCAGATGATAATAAAGGATAAAATATTTTGCGTGTGTATGCATTTATATGCGTATGTTTGCATCTCTGTTTTTCGTTAATTGTGTCAGCCCCTGGGATTTCTATCTTGGGGGCTTTATTTTTTAACGAAAAAGTATGGAAATATCAGAGAAAAATAGTAAATTTGTATACAAAATTAACAATTATGGCGAAAGCAGTAAAACAAACAGACAGTGGTGTCTCTAAACTCCAAGACGCTTTGGATAAATTAAACAAAGCATATGGTGTAGGAACAGTTCTTGCACTAGATTCCAAAACAGATGGTCACTATGACATTATTAGTACAGGTTCAATTGGATTTGATTGGATTACATTAGGTACTGGTGGATTTGTTAAAGGAAAATTATATGAATTGATGGGATGGGAAGGTTCAGGTAAGTCTACTATATGTGGTCATGCTGTTGCTGAATGTCAGAAGGCAGGAGGTAAAGTGGTTTACATTGATGGCGAACATGCTGTAGATAAAAATTACTTTGAAGCAATTGGTGTAAACACTGCAGACATGTTAATCTCTCAACCAAGTTGTGGTGAAGAAGGATTTAATATTGCATTAGAAATGATTAAGACTAATGAAGTGGATCTTGTAATCATTGACTCAGACTCATCATTAATTCCTAAGAAGGTATTAGATGGTGAAGTGGGTGATTCATCAATTGGTTTGAAAGCTAGATTGAATAGCAGTGTGTATTCAAAACTAAAATCTGCAATATCCATACACAATACATGTGTTATTGTCATCTCTCAATATCGTGAGAAGATTGGTGTGATGTTTGGTAATCCAACTACAACACAAGGTGGACATGCATTAAAGTTTGCATCTGATGCTCGTATAGAAGTCAGTAAGTCAGCTGCTAAAGATGGTGATGTAACTTATGGTAATATTACTAAAGTGAAGTGTGCTAAGAATAGAATGAGTCCTCCATTTAGAATGACTACATTTGAGATTGTGTATGGTGTAGGTATTGATAAAGTGAAAGAAATCATGGACCTTCTTAATGAGTTTGAACTTGGTAGAAAGTATGGCCAGACAATGACGTTCAATGATGTTAAATACAACCTTGAAGAATTCAAACGCATGTTATTAGATAATGAAGAGTTTTATAATGATATTAGAAATAGTATTGTAAACAAAATTAAACAAGTTGAAGAACCTAAAATTGAATTAGCAGATGTTGAAAATTAAACTACAAAAGACAACAGAGGATGCAAACATGCCATTTAAGGCATCCTCTGATGCTGCTTGCTATGATGTATACGCACATAGCATCACAAGTAAAGAAGAAGGTAAGGTGGCTGTAGGACTTGGATTTAAAACTGAAATCCCTAAGGGATATAAAGGCATCCTAGTTCCACGCAGTAACTTAACTAAACATTTCTGGATGATGAATAACTCCTTTGGTATAATTGATGCTGATTATAGAGGAGAGTGGATGGCAATCTTTACACAAATCCCTGTTCCTTTAGGATCTCATAATGGTTTTACATCATTTCCTTATAATGTAGGTGATAGAGTGGGTCAAATATTTTTTGAACCTGTAATACCTATAGCTTTTGAAGTGGTGCCTGAGCTAGAGAACTCTGAAAGAGGTGAGGGAGGCTTTGGATCAACAGGTATTAAATAACAATTAAAATAAACAAAAATGAAAAGTTTATTCCAGTACACAGTGCTTTTTCACAAGCATGACACAGATGACAATTATGTAGATTCACAAATTATCATTGAACCTAAGTTTGCCTTAGCAAAATCAGAGAAAGACCTTGTGTTTAAAATTACTAGAGAAATTCCTGAAGAGTTTGCTGAGAACTCAGATAACGTTCAAATCTTGGTAAGAAATTTTTAAATGTTCCATCTTATTACACCAACAGGGGATCTAGCGATAGATACCTCAAGAATGGAACTAATGTTGGACAATACGTATGTGGAGGCACTTATAGTACAAATAATGTAATAAATACATTTACAGCTAGCAGTGCTCCTACATCTAACTCATATACATTAACTACAGCATCAACAATGTAATGAAAGCACAATGTAAGACATGTGGTAAAAACTGTGAGGGAGAATACTGTTTTAAGCACAAGCCTAGAAAACAACTTATGTCAAATGGTAAACCCATGAGAAAGGTAAAACTATCTGGGGTTGCTAAAGAGATATATGATGAAATGATGGCTGATAGAATTAAAGAAATGAGAGAGTTTTTCTTACAAATATGGAAGAAGAGACTACATTTATCTGAAGTTAGTGGACTCCCTTTAGTTGGGGAGCCCCTTTCAGTTTATTTCCATCACATTTTACCAAAAGAAAAATATCCTGAAGCTAGTTTAGATGAAGAAAATATTATACTTTTGACATGGGAAGAACATGACCAGGTAGAGATGGACCCAACAAGATATGAAGAAGTAAACAAAAGACGTGAACTATTAAAAAAGAAATATGAAATTAGTTAATTGGGCAATTGGTCTAACATTAGCAGGAGTGGTAATATTTACTGTATTTAAACTTACAGAGATTGCACCATCTGAACTAACTACTAAGTATCAACTCTTTATATTAAAAGGAGACACGTTTGATCTTGATGTCAAAGTTCTTATTACAGAAGACATAGCATTTGCCACTAAATATGTACGTGAGAACTTAGATAGTACAGTGACATCTGCAGACTTTGATGCTAGAGCTGTATCATTTTCTACAATAGATGGTAAGTCTCCTATCATATGGATGGCTAACACAGAAGATCAAGGTGTCATAGCACATGAGATATTTCATACAACTTTGAACATAATGTACTGGGTAGGTATGGGACTTAATTCAGATACAGAGGAAGCGTTTGCATATGAAGTGCAACATTTAACAAATTCTTTTTATAACCAAATAAATATAACCAAATGATTGCATCAGAATGGGATAATGTTCCAGAAGAAAAACAAGAAGTAGATTTACCTTTACAATCTAAACTTCACATTGAAAGACTTCAATTATCAGAGAAGATTGAAAAGTTAAAAATCTTCATAACAATGAATTCTGAATTTAAAGCATTAAACTACAGACATTCACGTTTACTAGAAGAGCAATTAGCATCTATGCAAATGTATGAAGGTGTTTTAGTCCAAAGAATGGCAATATTAAATAACCCAAATCAAAATTAACATGAATTTATTCTTTTACACAAGAGAAGTAGATGGAAAGATCTACACAGACAGTTTTAACATTAACAAGGTAGTTAGGTCTATGCAAATAGATGAAAACAAAGTAATCCTTGTATTAGATGACATACATGAGCGTTCTGAACAAGTACCTGATGTTAAAAATGGTAAAGTGGTTGGTTCCAAAAGGGAACGTAACACTTTCCAAACAGAAATCACATTAAGTGGTAACGACATTGAAAGATTCCATAACCTAGCAAATAAATAACATGAAACTATTAGGAAATCGCATCTATTTAGAGATGCCAAAGCAAAATGAAGAAAACAAGATTGTTGTAGATGAGAACACAAAAGAATCATTACAAAGAGAAATGCTTAAGACGTTCTCTAAGTTAACTGTACACACAGTGGGTGATACTATATCAACTATAAAAGCAGGAGATGTAGTGTTGGTAGATCCAGGTGTTTTAGCAAAAGCTCCATTAGTAGACTTATCAGAAACTGAGCAAGTTCTATTAGTATCTCCATTTGATGTAATAATGATCTGGTAATATGAACTCACATCCATTTATATCATGTAAGTGTATAACTTATGGAAGGGTTAGTACGCTTGAGGAGAGCATTGAGTCTTTCCTCAAGCAGGACTACCCTGCAGATAAGTGCGAACTTATCATAGTAAATGACTATGCCTTACAAACTCTTATATTTGAGCATCCTCAAGTTAAGATAGTTAACCTAGTTAAGACCTTTGAGACCATAGGAGAGAAAGAAAACTTTGCTACAGAACTGTGTCAAGGAGATATTATATGTCAATGGGACGATGATGACGTAGCTCTACCACACCATTTAAAGAATGTAGCTAAATACATGACAGAAGAAGTTAACATACTTCATTGGCAAATAGGTGTGTTGTGTCACATTACAGGTATTGAGCAAGTTGGTTGGATAGGTAATTCTGGTCTTGTGTTTAGAAAAGCAGCTTGGAAAGCAATAGGGGGACATCCTCTTGAAAATGCTGGATATGATATGACTTTCATTGAAAGACTACATAAACATGGAGGTAGACTATTTGCTACTCCACCTAAAGAAGAAGCTAGCTGGTTTTACATGTGGGGAGGAAGAGGATACCACATGAGTGGAGAAGGTACAGACCATCCTAAAAAACTCAATGCTATACAAAGACACAGTGCTCACATTGAATCTGAAAGACGTTTAGGAAAGATTCCTACAGGAGAAGTTAAACTAAATCCTCATTGGGATAAAGATTATTCAGAATTGTTAAAAGATTTTATCAATGCAAATAAATAGACTAAGTATTGACTCTACACATTCTAATACAGACTTGTGTAAACTTGCTGTTAAGTATCCTACAGACAAGTGTCCTTATCATAACCATCCTCATTTACATAGACATGCTTACACTTCCATATATAACTTATTGTTTTCAAATCTTCGTTACAAAGAGATTACAATAGGTGAAGTGGGTATATTAGATAATCATTCTATGTTATGTTGGAGAGAGTACTTCCCTAATGCAACATTGTTTGGTTATGAATATCATGATGATAAGTTGCAAAAAGGAATACGTGATAATCTTAACAATGCTACATACACTCATGTAGATGTTACCAGTGAACAGTCTCTTAACAATGTGTTCAACAAAAATAACTTCTTTGACATAATCATAGAAGATTCTACACACGTGTTTGAAGATCAGATTAGATTTTTAAACATAGCATACAAATGTGTTAAGCCAGGAGGTATAATCATCATCGAAGATATCTTCCTTAGAGAAGATGAAAACAGATACATGGAAGCCATGGATCACATTAAAGAATACTTCTCATCTGCTACATTTATTATGGCTAATCATGAGTTAAAGTTTTCTCCAGGTTGGGACAATGATAAGCTTTTAGTTTTACATAGAAATGACAAACCATGTTCTTAAATATTATCACTCCTTGTAGTAGACCTCATTTTTTACATAGAATTGCAGAAAGCATTAACATACCTAAAGAAAATTACAGATGGATTGTTGTGTTTGATTCAGAGACTATTCCAACTGATATTCCTGAATGTGAAGCTTATTGTATAAAGGATGTAAAAAGCGTATGTGGAAATGCACAAAGAAACCTAGCAATTAATCTAGTAACAGAGGGTTGGATATATTTCAACGATGATGATACAACTATGCATCCAGAGTTGTGGGACAATATCAAAGACTTAAACAATGATTTTATATCATTTGATCAACTGTGGAACAGTGGTGTACATAGATTGTATGGAAACATAATTAAGTTAAGCTATGTAGATAGCCATAACTTCATTGTACATACATCTATAGTGAATCAAGAAAGATTTGTTCTATCAAGGAGAGATGCTGATGGTGTATTTGCTGAGAACTGTTATAAAAAAGCAAAGAATAAACATTACATAAACAAGATACTATCTGTATACAATTCATTAGTATCATAAAAAAAGCCTCCTTTTTTAAGGGAGGCTTTTTTAGACCTATAATACTGAGACTATAGGGGGGAAAATTCTTCTTTAAGGGGCTCATTCTAGACTGAGTTACCACAACCTGAGCGTGCAGAGCGAGGGATGCAGGAGAAGACAGTTATTTTGATAACCTCTTTTGTTTAAGAGGCCAATTCTTACTTTTTAATCTAAGAGGTGTATCAGCTTCCTTCATATAATTACCATTGACTGGTTTAGGAGGAGCCACCTTTGGAGCTGGTCTTGGTGTACCTGATCCTTTAGCTTTCCCTGCAGTCATTGGCTTTACTGACTTTGCTTGTTTGCTGCTTACTTTAGCTGATTTCATTAGCAACCATTTTTACATTTGCCACCTTTTTTCATCATTTTTGTACCAGACTTAGCTTGTTTCTTAGCACCTGCAATTCTATCTGCTGCTGTAGGTTTTGGGTTTTTGTCAATACCAGCTTTCACTGATAACATACCAAATGATGTACCATTCTTAGCTTTACCACCTTTTTTCATAATAGGTTCAGCTTTAGCATTAGCTCTTTTTAACATTCTTTTACCTACTTTAATAGCTCTATCAGGATTAGATTTATAGATTCTATCCATACGCTTTATTTGACCTTCTCTTAAAGCTGGTCCTTTTGGTGCAATCCTTGATTTTAAAGGAGATTCCATACCATCTTGAGCTTTTTTTACCATCTTTGCCATCTTATTATAATTTTAATTTTTTAACAATTCCATTTTCTTAATGCTAACGTTTTTCTTGTTGGTTCACCATTAGGTTTCTTTGCAGGACCCTTGACTCCTGACATACGAGCACAAAAAGACTTACGTCTACCTGCTGCTTTAGAACCAGCTTTAAGTTTAGAAGGTTTGGTTGTAACAGCCATCTTTAATTTAGATCCTGGATTAGCTCTTCTATAAGAAGCTACACCTTTTCTATTAAGACCACCTTTTGGATCTTTCCCTTCAGAACGAGTCCAGGCTGGTGTTTTACCACCATTCTTTAACGATGTACCATCTTTTTTAATTAGATGACCATTAGGAACAGGTGTTATAGATCCTTTGATAGGACTTAATGTATCTCCATTTCTGAGAACATCTTTACCTACATAGGCTTCAGCCTTCTGTGGATTATATACTTTTGTCTTAGGTATCTTAGCCATATTATTTTCCTTTTCTAGCTCTACCCATTGCTTTGAATGTCTTAGCTAAAGCTTTACGCTTAGGAGTACATGTAGCTTTGGTCATAGGAGTGCAATAACCTTTATGCTTAGGGTTAACAGCATCTTGTATCCAATTCTTTTTAGCTGTTGCCATATCTTACTTCTTTTTAGATTTCAACTTAGGAGCCATTTCACCACTACGCTTCTCAACTAGTTCAGATTCACGCTTTAATGCTGCTTTTCTAAAACCTGCTGGATTAACTTCTTTTGATGCTTTTTGTTTCTTGTTAAGACCAAATTGCATTTCAGAACGTCCATTCTTTGCCATCTTAGTAGCACCTAGTTCTTTATCTCTCTTTAAAGTAGCTTTCATTCTAGCACCTGCTAAAGTAGCCTCTTGAACTTTAGTCCAAGCACCTTGTGGGTCAATAGGACCTACACGCTTATCAGAAGCATCTAAGCCTGACATGCTACCCATACCAGATTTTTTAATCTTTGCCATTATTATTTTGTTTTAGCTTTAATTTTCTTCTCTTGTTTTAACATGGCAGCTGTAGGCTTCTTTCCAGATCCTTTAGCATTCCTGATATTATCCCATAATCCTCTTTTAGAATATGAACCATCAGCACGCTTTAACATACCATTCTTAGCTTTAGGAGCCTTCTTCTTAGCCATAGCAGCTTTACCAAGCATAGAAACTTTATCTAATTCTGCAGCTTGTTTTCTACCAATCTCATCAAGTTCAGACTTCTTGTACATTTTACCAGTCATTTCACCTGGAACCATTTTAGGATTAAGAGAAGGAAGTTTTTTCATACCTGCCATTCCTCTTTTTGTAATACCAGATTGAGCTTTTTTAATTGTTGCCATAATCTTATTTGTTTTCTGGAAGTTCAACCACTATACCTGTTTCAACTGCACTTGATAATGTCTTTTCAAGAGCATCACCAGCTTCATGTGCTAGGATAATAGTCTGTGCTTCCTTTGTGCTTGTAATAGAACGTAATGTGTTCAATAACAGTCCAAATTCATGACCATTAATTGTAAACACTGTCTCTGGAGACCATGTGTACTTCTTTTTTGGATCAAACTTAGGACCTTGAGATGCTTGGTTAGCAACGTCTTCGAAATTGATAATCTCTGCCATATAATTATATTTTTGGTTTAGTCACGAAGATATGTATGTTTTACGTATCCTCCAAATTTATTTCAAATGTTATAGTTGCAGAACTCTTAATACTTTTACTTAAGTTTAGCTTAATCTTGAACAGGTTGTGTAGTTTTAATATCTCCTGTAACAACATCTCATTATACATAGGCAATGATGGAGCTAATCTAAAGTGATACGATAGAGGGTTCTTAGTGACCTCTAACGTAGAAAGTTCATCAACTGATGATATAATTCCTTCAAGGTGAGCAAAATAAGCAAGTTCATTATCTTGCATCACCTCAGGAAAGAATTTCTTGTTAATTTGCATTAAGACAAGGTTAATAAGTATTTAGTTTTTGCAGCTTCACCACTTAAGGCATCAGCTAAATTAGCTATATCATGAAATTTATTAGTCTCACCATATGCTTTTAAGTTACTAGAGAAGTCCATTAGTGCTGTGACAACTGCATTAGGATCTGTAGCTGTTAATTGTTCTAGTTTAATTGCACCAGGACGTTTACCTGTATAACCCATAAGCTTCTCAACAACACCATCTTTAAAATCTTGTACATATTCATATAACTTTCCAAGAGCCTTGTGCTGTGCATAACTAGTTGTCTGCCAATGCAATAGATGTAGTTGCTCATGGAAATATGTAAGCTTCCCAGCTATTGTTTCCAAGTTTAATTCTCCTGATTTCATCATCTCATCAGGGAATAATGATTTTGCCATGCTGTTTTAGTTTTATTATCTAGGAATTGTACATGCAAAAGCCCTAATGGCGCGAACATAGTTTGGGAAGGTCTTATCGCTGCCGTCCTGACTGCCAGTGAGGAAATTCTGGTCCCACGCGAAGATGGTGGCGTACTCCGTAGAACTCCAATAGCCGTTATTCGTAAAACCACCAATAGCTACTCTATTTAGGTATAATTTATTTAATTCATCTTGACTAGGTAAATACCAATCAGAATATCCTCCCTGAACTAAATCACCACAAAGTCTAGCTGCAATACCTGCTGTAGCACAACCAGCCATAATATCTATAGTATTTTGATTACCAGTACCAATAGCTGTACCATCTGCTCCTGCAATTGCTGTTCCAAAACATCCCCATGCTGCTCCTGTTGAAATATCTGCTATTGTAGCTACTAATCCTTGTTGTAAATTTGAATCATATCCTGGGTCACCTGATTGTAGGATGTATGCAATTTTACCACCTAATGCAGCTTGACCAATTGTATAATCTTCAGGACATTCTGCTGGTGCAGCTGTTGTTGTTGTTGTTGTTGTACTTGTAGAAGTGCTTGTACTTGTAGAAGTAGATGTACTTGTTGTAGTACTTGTAGAAGTGCTTGTAGAAGTGCTTGTACTAGTACTAGTAGAAGACGTAGTTGTAGTGGTTGTTGGAACATAATTACAACACTCATTTGCATCTATCTCCACCCAATTACCCACTTGTGGTTTGAATCTTTGTAAGATCAAGCTACCTGCTATGACACGTCCTGTACCATCGTAACGTACATATGCTTTTAATCTATTGTTGCTATTTGCCATGTTTATTTAATTTTAAGGTGCAGGAGTTGTTGTTGTTGTTGTTGTTGGAGTAGCAGTCGTAGTAGTTGTTGTTGTACTTGTACTTGTGCTAGTAGATGTACTAGTAGTTGTGCTAGTGCTTGTACTACTGGTTGTAGTAGTTGTTGTAGGAACGTAATTGCAACATTCATAAGCTGGGATCTCTACCCACTTACCAACCTTGGGTTTCTTTCTTCTTAAGATTAGGCTGCTTGGAACGATTCTTCCAGTACCATCAAAGCGTACATAAGCTTTGAGAGGGCGATTAGTATTCTGGGCCATAATTAATAATTTATATTATATTTGTTTTTTATTTCTAATAGTTGTTTTACATAGTAATGAGTTGCATATTTCTTAGACTTCTCATCAGTGCGTACTACATATAGTTGTGTATCTTTAAAAGGATCTTTACCAGCGTGATATGCTCCTTTATAAAAGGCAGGATAACCCATTGTGTTCTGTCCTGTAATCCCTGCATTATGTAACAATGTTGTTCTATCTAGCTTCTCTATAGGATCTGAAGACCAACAGAATTCCAATTCAGGAATGTTCTTTGTTTCTTTCTCTCTAAGCCAAACGTTCCATAGCACAGCCCACATATCTGCACACCAGCTTTGGAACCCTTTGTCTTCATTTTTGAAGAACTGTTTGTTTATATTCTGAAGGTAGACACGTATTAATATACAGTCATTCATCACCTTCTTCCAAAACTCACTGTCTATATTTTTAAGGAAGTATTGAGCTCCTCCTGAATGATCATTGTTAGCTTCAGCTATCTCTCTTGTTATACCCACTAAGCTTGTAAGCTCAGCTAAGACATCTCTAGTCTTATACTCTTCCAGTTTGTCTGGTAGAACATCTCTGTCTTTACTATCAAAATATGAAGCGTTGATATAACTGTTTGTATCAGACAAGTAGTTTATATCATCATCTTTAAATTTATCTATATCAAACTTTTCTGTGAAGATTACATCACAATCACAATAAAAAACTGCTTTGGATACCATCTCAGGATTGTCCTGGAAATATCTCATTAAGCAATAAGGACGTAGAATAGGAATATATACTCCTAAATACTGACTAACATCTCCTGTATCCTTGTAGAAAGCAAATTGTGCTTCTGGATACAGCTCCATTATCTTCTCCCATTTACCATTATATTCTCTGAAACTAGGTGTGTACACTAAAACAATTGCTTTGTCTGAGTGCCCAAGCTTCTTTAAACTTTCCAACCATAGATGTACCTGCCATGTGTAGTATACATCATCTGGCTGTGCACAGATAAATTTAAGATCCTTCATATATGTAGTTTGTTGGTTTCTCTTTATTAAGGAGCAGGTGTAGTCGTAGTAGTAGTTGTTGGTGCTACTGTAGTTGTGGTAGTTGTTGTAGGACAACAATTAGCTGTTACTTGTGTCAAATATTCTAATTGCTTAGATATCTGCCAAAGCAAGTTATCTGTTGTACTCCAACCTATCTGTCTTGATGGTATTGCCATGATATAAAAAATTAATGTTCAAAGATATGTTACTTTTTAATATTAACAATGAGTGTCAATAATTTACAATAACAATTTTAGTTATATGTGTTTTAACTTTTTTAGTTATTACTTACCCTGCCTGTTGTAAGGCTTAGTAGCCTTGTCCTTAGGACCTTTAAACTTAGAAGCTTTGCCTCTTTTACGTTTTCCAAAGGAGATTTTTCTTGAGTTACCTACTGCTTTTGCCATTTTATTGTTTTATAGTGGAGAATTGTAATATTATAACAAAAATCAATACCATTTTTTGAGCAAAGTCCCATCCACTATTATCTTTAGGAACAGGAATACGCATGTTTAGTCTTTCATCATATCTTATCTTATACTGATCTGTAATTTTGTATAAGCTATCATATGTTGTTTTTTTATTATTTATAATGCTATCTTTTATATAGACATGTGTTTTCAACGAATCAATTGTATTTTGATTAGATTGAAACGTACTATTTATAGTTGTTGCCTGTTTTAAGGTCATTATTACAACAGAGTCATTGCCTATTTTCTTAACGATTGGATACTGGCAATAACTTAAATTTGACACCAGTGTCAGTAAGATTACTATCAAGTTTACTTTTAACATCATTTAATTCAGATTTTAATGAACTAACTTCTGCTTTTAACGATACAATTTGGTTAACAGCTTGGTTTACTATTTTTGTTTGGGCTTTGGTAGCACCTTCTTGTATAGCTGCACTATTTTTATTATTTTCTGAAACTTTGTTAAGTAGAAGTTCAAACTCTTTATCTTCTTTAACTGTTTCATCAACGTGCTGAGCTGTGGTATATTGACATCCATATAGACTTATTAATATTAAAAATGCTAATGTTCTCATTAGTGTAACTTTTTTATGGCCCCTAATTGTTGTAATGTTTGTAACTGAGTGGTAGTCACAGCTTTAGTGCTATCGCTAACTCTCAAAGCTTCCTGTACCTTATCTAATCTAGTTTCTACCTTATCTATACGTACGTTTTGAGAAGTTGCCTGCTCTTTAAATGTTGTACGAACATCTACGTATAGGTATGAAATAGCAATGAGCACCAAGAAAAGGGTGCCCACTATTGGGTTTTTAGCAAACTCCTTAAACGATATAGGTAAAGGGTTTGCTGATATATTTGTTTCTTTTTTCGCTGCCATTATATACTACCATTTAAAAGATTATTGTATTCATTAAAGTGTTTAATACGATCTGGTAGACCAATTGTTCCACCATTAACACGCTTGGTTACCTTGGTTACCACTGCATCTGTAGCCCCCTCGTCAGCAATCTTGTGTAATCCATTCTTATGGAAGAACCAAGCTGCAGATAAAAGTGGGTACTTTGTAGCTACAAGATCTGGGTTAGCTATGATATCATCATCAACTGTCTTGTCAAAAGCAGCGTAGTTATCCTTTCCTGTTAGTTGGATAAAACCCCTTCCACGAAATTTATAACCTTCACCAGAAGCCTGGTTACCATTCCCCATTCTGTTTGCATATACTATATTTGCTATTTTTTCAGGTTTGCGTTCATACTCTTTAGCACTTTCAGGTGTAAAGTATTTCTTAAAGATACTTGAAAGACCTGCAGCTCCATAGTTTAAGTTTTCTGTAACAGCTTTGAATCCGCCAGATTCATGTCCTGTTTGTGCTAGAAAATGGGCTAAACGTAAAGGTGTATTGATCTCAAACTTATCTACTACACTAGGGATTTGAGCAATCACCCCATCAGGAATGTGCCCTTTTAATTTATCAACGTTCATAGTTATTTAATTTTCCAATAGCTACTCACCCCATATATAACTTGACTATTGTTGTTTATTCCAATATGTAAACCAAATATCTTATCTTTCTTAGTCTTGTAAAGCACTCCCCCCTGTATGGTTTGAAGTTCTAGTTGTTTTGTGTTAGTGAATCCACCACCAATAAATAGAGCTCCCTTAGGAGGAGCTTGCTTAGTGATGATGGTTGTCACAGTAATTGTTGGGATCTTATAGTTGTATTTATAAGATCTGTTCTGTAGCTCGTTTTTATGTACTGTATCAGCTACAGCTACATAGCCTAAGGTATCTATCTTGACAGTGTCAGTATAGACTTTCTTTGCTAAATGAGCAAAGACTAAAGCATCATATTGTGCTTTTAGCTTAGGGTAGTTTGTGTCTGCAATATATTCTGCAGGTAGTGTGTCATGTATTATCTCTTTAACCTTTAACTTCTTGACAATCAATGAGTCATGAACTTGCCAGGTTGTATCGTGTAACGTTACAGTATCAGCTTTTATCTGAGAGCTAACGCATCCTTTATGTTGAAGAGTCACTGTAAACAGTAAAACCATTACAACAAATACTAGAATTTTATTCATTACCTTTTATTTTGTTTATCCATTTGTCTACAGAAGCAATACCAAAACAAGCTATAGTTAATATTTTGAATGAATCATATATGAACTCATTGACAACCAACTCTTTATGCATAGTGCCAGTGATGATGTCCACTATTGCAAAAATGATCATGATTATAAAAGAAGCGAAACCAATTATAGCTTTCTCATTAATTGAGTTGCTATCATCAAATAGATCTGAAAAGAACTTTTTCATTTTTTATAATTAATTTGTTATTAGGAAGTATAGCCATCTCTCTAAATACTGCTGTTTCTATAGGAATTCTAGTAGGAAAGGAAGCAGCTGTTTTATAGACTACTCTTTCCAAGTTGTCTATACGTGTCTTGTCTACATTGGACTGAGCCATTAAGACTTTGACGTCACTTTTGATTTCGTTTACATCATTCCATATCATCATAGCTAATATAGAAACTAAGGTTGGGAATGTCCAAACTTTAAAAGCCTCAAGTGTAGGGTTACTTTTTATCATTTTCTTAAAGGAGTGTAAATAAAAATACACCCAGGACATGGATGTATAACATGGTCAGATTGACCTATTTAGGTTAAATTCTACTTCATTGCAAAACTAGGTAAAAAAGTTGAAACTACCAAATATTTTTTTAGTAGGGCTGGTAGGACTTTTCCTCTACAAAGTCAGAGCCATACTTAATATTAATTTCTTTTTTAATATGTGCTCTTTGATCATTTAATTTGTAGACAGATCTAGCTAAGTCAACAAACTCTTCTCCAAAGCTACTAGCTCTTTCAAAGTCTCTTAGAAGATCTTCCACCTTCCAAAGAAACTGGTTCACCTTAAGAAGTTCATCAGTCATAGGGTCATGTAAGATCTCAGGATGTACAGCATCATTCAGATAATTTCTTTCTTTGAAAACATTAACTAGTTTGTCTTTGTCTGTAATGTTCAGGGCTTTGATGGAAAGTATAGTCCATTTATCTACTACTTCTCCTACAGAAACTTCAATTTTCATAGCAAAACGTTTTGTTATTTTGAGCAAAGATAGTATATTTGTGGAAATAACCAACAAATGAAACGAGAAACTAGGATAGTAAGTATTCACAATACACCTATGGTTATATTTGAGAGTCCTGAATGTATCTCAGATGACATAGTTAAATACAATGATTTCTGGGAATTTCAGTTATTTAATGATTGGAAAGAACATTTCCCTTCTACAGGACTAATGTTAGATATTGGGGCTAATATAGGAGGACATTGTGTACAATTTAAACACCACTTCCCTAACTTAAAGATTATAGCATTTGAACCACATCCAGATAACTATTCTGTTCTAAAGCAAAACACAAAAAGATACAAGGATGTATCTGCAATAAATGTAGGAGTGGGTAGTAGAACATCTATTGTTTCATTTGATGATGGACATGGTTCCAACAGTGGTGTGGTAAAGATTGTACCTAATGGAGCACATAAGAACATTGTCTTAGCTCTAGATGATGTATGGTTTGATGAGCCTGTTAAGTTTATCAAGATAGATATTGAGGGTCATGAGATGTCTGCTTTTGAAGGAATGATAAAATTAATACAAAGAGATAAGCCTCTAATATGGTTAGAGGACAATACAAGTACAGCTGTAAATTTCTTAGCTAGACTAGGATATACAACAGTTAAAAGAGACTATACAACTCCTGATTTTTTAATGTCAATACAATGAAACCAGTTTGCTTAAACTTAGAAGAATGTAATGGTTTGGGAGACCTGATATGTGCCACCCCCACCATTAAGAAACTACATGATGCATATCAAAGAAAGATTACTGTCATCTCTCAGATGCCTGAGCTATTTAAAACGAATCCCTATGTAGAGAAGAGCTATAAAGCTAGTTCTATAGACATGACGTACATACAAAGTAATTACATTGTACATAATTCATTCTATCTAGTAGGTAAGAAGGACGAGCGTGGTGTGGAGATGAAGCATAACATGATGGACATCAGACAGTTTCATGCCATACACCTAGGCTTTATGCTTGGAGAAGATGAACTAGAATGTTATTACAAACCTACAGAACCTAAGAAGAACTTTGTACATGAGAAGTATGCTGTAATACATCCTGTTAACAGCTGGCCTAATAGAACATGGTCACAAGAGAACTGGCTAAAGCTATCTGAAGAGTTAGTGAAGTGGGGATACAAAGTGGTGGCTATAGGTAAGGATAGTTCTGAGACAGGATTCTTTAATGTAAACAAACCTGTACATGATATTGATAATCAAAATGTTATCAATCTAATGAATCAAACATCTATCTCTGAGAGCTGGCATCTGATTAACGATGCTGCAGTTGTAATTACAATGGACTCAGGTATCCTACATTTAGCAGGTACAACAGAAACACCTATAATTGAATTAGGATCTCCTATCAACCCAGAGTTTCGTAGACCACGTAGAAAGACTAGCAAACATATATACGTAAGAGGAGCATGTGGATTACACTGTTCATCCAATATGAAATATGCTCTTGAGTATTGGCCTACAATAGACTCTGTACAGCCACTGATTGGATGCTTAGAGAAGAAAGAAGCTTATGAGTGTCATCCATCTGTAGAGCAGGTGATTCACGCAATTAACAATAACATATGAAGAAACTATTAATCATCACTCCTCATCTATCAACAGGAGGAGCACCCCAGGTAACAGTAAACAAAGTAGAACTACTACAGAATGACTTTGATATCAAGGTGGTAGAGTATGCATTCCTAGCATGGCAGTTTGTTGTGCAAAGAAATAGAATAATTAAACTAGTGGGAGATCAGAACTTCCATTCACTAGGAGAGAATAAATATGATGAACTGTTGCAAGTTCTGCAAGAGTTCAAACCAGATGTAATCTCTATGGAAGAGTTTCCAGAGATGTTTATGAATGAAGAATGTGCTGACTATCTATACGATGCAGAGAAGCCATGGAAGATTGTAGAAACTACACATGATAGTTCATTCAATCCTAAAAACAAATACTATTTGCCTGACAAGTTTATATTTGTTAGCTCATATAATTCATTTCAATACATTACATTAAATGTACCTACAGAAGTGATTGAGTATCCTGTAAACAAGAAAGAAAGAAACCAGTATGCTATAAGAGAAAAGTTAGGATTAGAGCATGACTATAAACACTTTGTAACTGTAGGGTTGTTTACACCTAGAAAGAATCAAGCTTATGCATTCCAACTAGCAGAAAGACTTAAGAACTACAAGGTTAAGTTTCATTTCCTAGGTAACCAAGCTGGTAACTTTGAATCATATTGGAAGCCCTTGATGGCTAACAAACCAGACAACTGTGTTGTGTGGGGTGAGCGAGATGATGTAGACATGTTCTTAGAAGCTTCTGATGTATTCTTCTTCCCATCTAAAGGAGACAGAGGTAACAAGGAGTTAAATCCTATTGCTATTAAAGAAGCTATGGAATATGATGACTTGATCAAAGTAATGTACAACCTAGATGTATATTGTAACAAGTATAATGATGCAGAGAATATGGTTTATTTAACTGGAGATATTGGTAGTGATGCTACTAATATCATCAAAAAATTAAACCTTGATAAGAAAGATGAAGAACTTATCATCATAGGCACCTATCCTAATTTAAAATCTCGTGCACAATTAACTAAGGATACTATCAACTCTATGAAAGCCTTAGGTAGAAACATCATGTTAATCAGTCACTATCCTGTGGACGAGGAGATACAACGTATGGTGGATCACTATGTGTACGATGCACATAATCCATTAACACATCATTCTTATTACAGCAGATTCTATAGACATACAGATGACTATTATGCTGAGGTGAATATCAATGGATTGAAATATAGTAATCAGTCTCTCACTGTACTTACTAACTTATATAATGGATTCAAAGCTGCTCAAGATCTAGGATACAAACGTGCATTCTATAACACATATGATGTAGTTGTAAATGAGAAAGACTTAGGTGTTATTAATGAATCCTTTAATACAGACAAGAAAGCTTATTTAGGTATAGTTAATACATCTCAAGGAAAAGGAATTCAAACCAATGGAATGATGTTTGATGTAGACTTCTTTGTAAAAGAATTTGATGATGTACGTACACCTGATGAATGGGATGCTGTATGTAAGAGAAGAAAGTGTGAGAACTATCTAGAAGACTATTTAGCTAAGGTGGTATTTAGTTTCAATCCAAATGATATACAATTAGTTACTAATGCTGATCAAACATTGTTGATACACAGTGGATTAGGTGTTGCATCTAATAGCGAGTATTATTCTATACTTCCTGTTACTGGAAAGCCTGATTGGTATATGTTCTATTTCTTTACATATAATGTAGATGATAGAATATTTTGGGTTAAGATTGGAGAATATATGATGAAGATAGATATTTCTACAACAAGAGAATTTAAACATGAGTTTGAATACACAGGAAATAATGTAATAGAAATGTCATGTTATGATGGAGATAGAATATATAAGAAAGAAAAGTTTGAAATGAATGCAGATACTATTCATAAATATCAGAAAACTGGTAAATTTGAATGGAAGAAGAAAGATAGACCAAAGATTAAATTAGTTCACATACAAACCACATTAAATGATGAAAGAGAAAAAGCTAGCAGAGACTCCCTTATTGAAGTTATCAACCATGGATGGGAATATAAGTTACACATTAACGAGCCCTATAAATCATTACCACCATCATATAACTGTCTCAGACCCAGTTGTGTTTCAATGGAACTCTTCAATGAACAACAAGTTCAACAACATGGCACTGCACTTACCCCAGCACATTATGGATGCTATGAAGCATTCAAGAATGCTATCTTGAGTGAATTCAATAACTGTGACTACTTGATAGTGTGTGAAGGTGATTGTATCATTGAGGCACCTATTGAAGAGTTCATTAAGACTGTAGAAGAGTGTGCAACTAAGCTTATAGAGAATGGAATAGAATACATGTCCTTTGGAGATAAAGATACATTAGAATATGGCTGGCCACAAAGTCCTGTTGTCAAAGAAGTGAACAATGACATGTATGTTACAAATCATATTATAGGTTTACAATGTATCATGTTCCCTGCACATGTAGCTCCATGGTTAAAAGAAACTTTAAGAATGCACAAGTGGGATGCTGCTGATATGTATTTTAATAATATCTTTGCAGGAGATAGAATGGGTATTGTGAAGAAGAGACTTACCACACAAGCAGATGGATTTTCCTTAATAGACAACATGCAAAAAACATTTAGAAAATGAGAATAGTACACGTAGCTACAGGGCTTATAACTATACCACCAAATGGATGGGGAGCTGTAGAAAGACTTACATGGGAATATAAACAATCCCTTGAAAAGCTAGGAGATGTTGTAGACATCAAATATATGAATGAGCTAGAGAAATGGCCAGATACAATTGTACATACACATCTAGCTAACCAGGCTTTGTATTGCAGAGATAGAGGTATACCTTATGTATACTCTCTACATGATCATCATACAGAATGGTATGGTAAAGATAGCTGGGTGTATAAGCAAAATCTAGAGGCTATGAAGAATAGTATTATATCTTTTACACATGCTGAGTATCTAATAGACTACTTCAGTGAGACTGATAAGTTGTTCTATCTAAGACATGGAGCCAACACAGAATTCTT